CGGTGGTCGCCGTATCATTAGTCCCGGCCAAGCCGATCGACGATGCGAAGTTCGCCGTGGGCTACCTGGTGCAACAGCCCCTGCGCCGTGAGCGGACGGGATTCGACGACGTCGCATGCTTCGCACGGGAATTCGTCATCGGCAGCCTTGACTGCACTAGCGACCGGATCGAAGGGCAGAGAAGATGCGAAGGCGAACACGTCGCGGAAGTTGATGCCGGCGAAGTACTCGCCCGACAGTGCACCTGTGGTGCGAGGAGCCTTTGCCGCACAGAAGGCGATCAGCCGTCGCTCGTTCTCTCGGGCGTTGGCGTGCGGCGCGGACACCCACGACTGGGCGACTTGGCCGCCCATCTGGCGTGCGGCCCGAACGTGGACGCGCATGCGCTCCGTGGGGCGCGAGGTGTATCCGACTTTCACCACGTCGTTGCTGAACTGCAAGACATAGATGACTGGGCCAGTCTCGGGGGTGCTCGGGGATGGGACCATGGTCATGGTCCACTCCTGTCTTCTGTGGGATGAGCGGGTGGATCGAGGCCCTGTCCTGGCGTGCCTGCCGGGGCGGGGCCGAATGCCGTCTAGGCGGCGGGCTTCTTGCGCTGGTTGGGCAGCGCGAGCGCGGGCTCGTCGAAGAGTTCGGCGGTGGCGCGGATGTGGGGGAGCCGGAACCTGACCCGTCCGCCCATGCGGCTGTGGGGGATCTTCCGCTGGTGGGCCCAGATGTGGAGCATTCGGGCGGTGGTGGGGAGCCGGAATTCCCCCTCGGGGTCAACTAGTTCCTCGGCCGTGTAGTACCTGAGGTCGTTCTCGCCGCCCGTCGTCTCGTCGGGGGTGGGGGGCCTCTTTCGGGCCTCGGCGGTCACGGCTTCTCCTTTCGGCTGATTGCGTCGGGCGGCACCTGCAGGGCTCGGGCGATGAGCTGCTCCGTCTCATGGCTGGCGGGGGTGAGCTCCCTTTCCACCTTGGAGAGGAAGCCCTTGCTCCGGCCGGTCCTGCGCGCAAGCTCATTTAGGCCCATTTTCTGGGCCCTTCTGATGGCTCTGACTGCGATGCCGTTCAATGTCACACCCAGAATCTATGGCTTCCGAACCCAGAGTGCAAGCACTCTGCCCACATTCTGGGCGCAGTTTCTGTGGCGACACAGGCGCCGACAGGGGCGTAGACGCGCTCGTAGGGCGCACGATGCAACCCAAAGGCCTCACATCTACGCCTAATGCGCAGGTCAAACGCCCGAAACATGTCTAGGTGGTTGCATGGAAGTAGGGCATGATTGAGGACCATGACGATGAACTGGGTGCGGCTCGGGCAGGAGCTTGCGGCTGCCCGCCGAACAAGGAAGCTCAAGCAGCGTGAGCTTGCCGACCTCGCAGGTGTCTCCCTGGCGACGGTGCAGGCCATCGAGGGCGGCAAGACATTCGCCCGGGTCACCCCCACCATCCGTGCCCTTGCGCGCCTCGTCGGATGGCAGGAGGGCTCAGCAGAAGCCGTCCTCGCCGGCGGCGAGCCCACCTACATGCCGGCCGCCGCCACCGGACAGCTGGAGCTCCTCGATCACGGGGCACCCGAGCCCGCCGAAAGAGATGACTGGGCCGAGCGCATCCCTCTGCGCATCCGCGAGGAGGTCCGTGAGGGGCAAGTTTTGGACAGTGGCACCTACGACCTGTCCCAGAAGGACACGGACGTTCAGATTCTGGTCATGATCAAGGCTCCGTCGGGTGCGACGCCAGAGCAGATCCGCGAGTACCTGCAGGTATGGCGGCGCGCGGAGCGGGAGTTGCGGAAGATCGGCGAGTCAGGTGAGGGTGAACCCGAACCGAACACCCAATAACAGATGACCCGTCAGTTACGCACGGACTCTCCACATGTGACTGATAAGTGTGGTTGCATGACCGAACACCACGAGGGGGGCCACCCGCAGAGGTTCTTGGGGGAACCCACATGCACGTCCGTGTTCTGTGTGACCGCAAAATAGCCCTCGGCCGGGTAGGGATCGAAGACATCTACGACGACCTGGAGATCGTTGAGGTCGTCTTCCACTTCCACGAAGACGATCTGCGGGAGTCCTGCCGGATAGAGTTCGGGGAGATGCTCAACCGTCAGGCGAAGGCCTGGGCTCAAAGAGTCACCGCGCCGGCAGCCGAATGGCATCCTGTTGAGGTACTCGCCGTGTGCGACCCTCACCTGCCGCCCGGAGTCGAGGTGCTCATTGGGGACGCTGACGCCGCCGTCACGTACCTGTTCGCGCCGGACGCCATCGCTGATCCCGCCCGCCGCAGTTTCGAGCGGATGATGCAGGCCCGGATTCCGGCCTGGTGCCGGGTTGGCCGGTAGGTGTAGCAGTCAGCGCGTGGCGCAAGGAGTCGTCGCATGGGGCCGCCCAGGGCTGGGGCGGCCCCACGACTGTGAAGAGGTGAACCGTGGCGCATGCCGAGAAGCGCCGGTCGAAGAAGGACGGTCGCTGGTACTGGCGGGTTAAGTACAAGCTCCCGAATGGCAAGTGGGGCTCGGCGTCCCGGGACGCCGACGGCAACCGTTTCACCACCGAGGCGGCGGCGAAGAAGTACGGGGCTGCACTGGAGACCGATGTCGACCGTGGGGTGTTCATCAACCCCCGCGACGGTCGGCTCACGGTGGCGGCCTGGGCGGAGTTGTGGCTGGAGTCCATCGACGTCGGGCCGTTGAGTGAGCGCGAGTACCGGGGGCGGCTCAACTCGGTGATCCTGCCAGAGTGGGGGAGTGTCGCCATCGGGGACATCACGACCATTGCCTACAAGACGTGGGAGAAGCGGCTCCGGCGGCAGTACAAGCCGAACTACGTGAAGGCCGTGACGTCGGTGCTGAGGACGATGCTCGATGACGCCGTGGCGTCGAAGGTCCGCCCAGACAACCCGGTCCCGACGCTCAGGACGAGCCGGCGGGGTAAGCACAAGGGTAAGCCGGTGGATGAAACTGTTGTCGTCACGCCTCGCCAGGCGCTGCTGGTGGCCCGCAATGCGCACGACCTCCGCGGCTCGGTCGGCTACGTGATGGTGCTGACGATTGCGTACACAGGCATGCGGATCGGGGAGATTTCCGGGCTCCAGCGCAAGCGGCTGATCCTGCCGACGTTGGGAGCCGACGGTCGGTGGTGGCAGCCGCCGGGTGGCCCCCGGATTCTGCTCGATGTCCAGACGCAGTATGTCGACGGCAAGCCTGCACTGGTCTCTGCCAAGTACGACTCCCATCGCAGCCTGATCATCCCGCAGTTCTTGGCCGAGCTGCTGCGGGAGTTGATCGCCTCGCACAAGAGCGAGTTCGTGTTCACGGCGCCGAAGGGTGGCCGGATCCTCATTGGCGGGGACTTTTACAAGGACACCTGGCGTCCGATCGCCGACGGGCGTCCGGCTCGCCCGAGCGGTCCGGGCTGGCCTCCGCGGCTGCCGATCCGGCCTGTTGAGGGCGTCCGGGATATGACGCCGCATGATCTGCGGCACTCGCACAAGGTGTGGCTCGATGAGGCGGGGCATCCTCGGGTTGCTGTTGAGGAGCGCATGGGTCACACGCTGCCCGGCGTGGAGGGCACGTACTCTCACACGACGCTGGCGATGGAGCTGAAGATCGCCGAGTCGCTTCAGGGTCTATGGGAGGGCTCGCAGCGGGTGGTCGTGGACCGGCGGGAGTGGGGCCCCGTGCCGTCGGCCGAGTCTTCTGGCGGTTGATCTCCCAAATATCTCCCAGAAGCTGAGAGGCGGTCGCTGGGGGCGACGTAGACCGCCTCCGGAGATCCGGAAGGGGGTCTATGCTTTTCCTGCCTGGCCTGCTGGTTCGCTAGGGGAGTCCGAGCTCCCGGGCGATCAGCATGCGCTGCACCTCGCTGGTGCCCTCGCCGATCTCCAGGATCTTGGAGTCCCGCCACATCCGGGCGTTTGACCAGCCGATCTCACTCGGCCTCATCGGCTCTGACCTGTAGCAATGCCCGAGGGTGCCCATTCTTCCTACAATCTGGAAACAGGCTCCCGACACTCTCCCTGCGGAAGATCATCGCCCAGCCGTCTCCCAAAAACCCGCTGCGCCGTCGTGGCACCCTCAAAGGGCACGAGCCCTCCCCTGACTAGAGCAGGGGAGGGCTCGCTCAGCGCCGGGACACCACGGGAGGGCCATCCCTGAACGTGTCCCGGCGCGCATGGGGGGCCGCACCTAGTTCAACGCATGATCGGGTGAAGAGTCATTCACTCGTTCGAGTGAACATGTGTGCGATTTAGGCAGTGCGATCCCAGCCGTGCGGCCCAGTCGCACGGACGGTTGGCATATGCAGCTATGCGACGAATAACAGGTGCTTCACCGACTTGGCTGATTACTTCTACAGGGCGTAGAGCCCTGAGCGGAAGGGCCCGCCCGGCTTACGAGACCGGGCGACGTGAGCGTTCACGTCCACACCTGCTCTACGTGGGCAGTCTGGCCGTCCGTCGCGAGAACGCCTGTGGCCTGGGTCACAAAATGTACATGGTCATGTACAGACTTCAGATCATGGGCCCATCACGGTTGGCGCGTGCCACAAGATCCGCCCGACTGGGCCCTCGCCCGCCGCCGCGAGATCGGCCACCGACTACGCACCCACCGCCGCCAAGCAGGACTCTCCATGGAGCGACTCGGCGAGCAAGTCCGCGGTGTCGACCGCCGCACCATCAGCGCCTGGGAGTACGGCACCAGCGACCCGACGCTCACCGACCTACTCCTCATCGCCCGCGCCTTAGGCATCGACCCCGCCGAACTCATCGCCGGCCTGCCGGACTAGCCGCCCGCCGCGGATGCCCGGCTGGCCCTATCCCGAGCGCGTCCACCAGGCCAGCCGCACCCAGCAGCAGGGCGATGACGGCGAGGAACCCGATCACGGGAAGCTGGCCGAGGCAGCAGCCGCTACGCACTGGTGCCCTTCCGGCGAGGTGTGGCCGTGGCGCAGGTCGGTGCGCACGCCCATAGCTCGGCCATGCGCTTGCGTATCCCTTCGCCGACCTCGACTTCACCGATCGGCCGGTCGTCGAGGATCTCGACCAGTGGGCGGCGGCACAGTGCGCAGTGGGTCTGCGAGATCTGACAGGGCCACAACGTCGCCGGGTCCGGAAGTTGGACCTCGGGCTGCGCTTCGGCCGTCACAGCTGCCCCCGCTTCAGTGCAGCGAGGGTGCCGCGCGTGAGCGGATCCCGGTCGTTCTCGCCTTGCGCCGTGTGCGTGCTGCCGCCGGCTGAGCGGACGCGGCGCTGGAGTGCGGCCCGGGCTTTGGTGTCGCGGGACAGCCGGTCCCAGTCGTGTATGAGACAGATCCGCTCGCCGCCCGCAGCGGCCATGGTGTTGCACAGGGAGTCGAGGGCGGGCCGGGTCGTGTCGGAGAGGGCGTCGGCGTCGGTGTCGACGAACCAGCCGCCGAACTGCCAGCCCTGCGCCGCGGCGTAGGCCTTCACCCTGGCGATGCGTTCGTCGAGCATCAGGGTGGTGTGGGTGGCGTGCCGGTCGTAGATGAAGGCGAGCGGCGCCGGGCCGGGGTCCTTGCGGGGGCCGTCTGCGTCCGTAGGCTTGTCCATGTCGCCTGCTCCAATCAGGTGGACAGCTCCACCCCCCGGTGTCCGTGTCTGCGGCGCCGGGGGTTTTGTCGTCTAGGAGACGACCGTACTACCCCTTACTACCCACGTGGGTAGCTATGGTGCGCGGGGCGTGGTCACCTAGCTTCGTGATCATGAGCACGATTGACCGGGAAGGACCCATCCCGCCCTACCGGCAGATCGCCGACGAACTACGAGGCGAGATCGCCGACGGCACCATTCCCGTAGGCCGGCGCATCCCCACGCTCGTCGAGCTGGAGGCCCGCTACGAGGTCGCCCGGGACACGCTGCGCAAGGCCGTGAAGGTGCTGAAGGATGAGGGGCTGGTGGAAACCGTCACCGGAATGGGCGTGTACGTCGTGAAGCAGCCGGCTGACGAAGCCTGACCCGCATATGCCACCCCGGACGCCGTTCATCCCGCTGTCACTGCCGGGCCCTATCCTTGGATCATACCCCCGACCCCTGCCGTTCCCGGCCCTCCTGCGCGCACGTCGGCGCAGGTGAACGCCGCGATCCGGGCGCTGCTGAGGCCGCGTTGGGGGCGTGGTCTGCCGGAGGATGAGCGCGTGGAGTACGACGCGCTACTGGAGGAGTGGAACAGGGCCGACCGTGCGGAGAAGGCAGCCAAGCGGGGCGGGTACGGGCGGGCCGCGTAGCTACAGCTGGCCCCCGTAGAGGTTGTCCATCTCGTCGTCGAGCGTTGTCAGGTCCGGGTGGTCGCCGAAGGTGATGATGTCCTGGCAGTGACGGACGACGCCCACGATCTCGTCCTGCAGGGCGCGGAGGCCCTTCAGGCGGATGGCCAGCTGGCGCATCTGGTCGCGGTCGATGCGGCTAGCTGGACTCGGACCGGGCTCGTCAGGGGCCATGGGGTCAGGGTAGCGGCGGGCGCTGCATGAGGCCGCGCGGGGCGAGTAGCTACCAGCGGAAGTTGGTCCAGCCGTCATTGATGTCCTGCAGTGCCTGCCCGAGCCAGCGGCCGAGGCGGGCGAGTCGGGTGGGCGGCTTCGGCTGGCCGATCGGCAGTACCCACTCGTCGGACAAGATGACCGGGGGCAGGGCGCGGTTGGCGCGCGGGTACGGGCGGTAGGTCACGGGGTCTCCCGGACACCGAGTTCAGCCAGCGTCTCCGGCGTCAGGACGAGCCGTGATGGCATCTGTTCCATCTGGCGGACCTGCGCGGCGTGGTCTTCGATGCGCTGCACGGCTTCGTCCTCATCGAAGCTGCCGAAGACCACGGCGGCCGCCACTCGGCGTCGGGTGTCCTCGGGGATGCCCTCGTGCTCCATGGCTTGGTCGGCGAGGCTGAGCGCCATCCGGCTCCAACGCAGTTGCGCGGCGTACAGCGGGTCGTCCAGCGCGGCGGCATGGGCGTTGCTGGTGCGCTCCATGTAGCGGTCCAGGGTCTCGTCCGGGATGTCGCGGGGCTCGTTCGGGTCCATGCCCCCATGGTGCCGTACCCGGGGCGGGAAGCGGGTGGCCCGGCCGCACGGGGGACGCGGCCGGGCTGAGTCGAGCGTAGCGCGGGGCAGGATCAGGCGGTGGTCCGCTCTTCGTAGGCGGCGCGGTAGGGCTTCTCGTGCCTGCGCACCGCGTCGGCGATCCGCTCGGCAATCCCGGCTCCGACCAGCCCGAGGAGCCTCGGAGTCTCGCCCGGGTCGTAGGGCTGGTGCACGCTGGCCTTCGAGTAGAGAAGGCAGGGCGGGTCGTCGTCGTACCCATAGACGAGGGTCGCCTCGATGTGGCAGCCGTCCGGGTGGGGCTTGATGTCGATGTTGTACGTGCGGGTTTGGTCGTCGGGGTGGTCGGGGTCGTTGAACTCGGCGAACCCGGTCATGTAGTCGTCGGCGACGGGCTGGACGGCGTCGGGGCGGTCGTGGTCGAACGGGTACATCTCAAAGCCGAGTCCGGACGCCTCAAGCGCGGTGGCGGCTTCGAGGATGGCGTGGGCTTGGCGCAGGCGCATGCGGGTCTCCTCGTGTCGTGCCGGGCGGGTGCGCGGCAGTCAGGCGGTGGGGTCGGCGACGCTGTAGGCGATGTCCAGCGCGGGCACCTCTTGCGCGATGCGGGCGACGACCGCGCGGTGCCACGACGCCGGGAACGGGATGTCGGGGTGTGCGGCGTGATACTCGCGGTCGGTCCGGTAGGTGAGGACGCCCGGGTCGGGTAGGTCCATCAGCTTCTCGACGATCCCGCTGACGAACTGACCGGTGCGTGCCTCCAGGTCTTCCATTTCCAGGCGGACGCCGTCGGGGATGGGGTACTTGCCGGCTTCCCAGGCGCGGACGGTGCGGCCGGTGACGCCGAGGTGGGCGGCGAGCCAGTCCCCGGTGAGGCCGAGGAATTCGCGGACGACGCGGAACTCGGCGTCGGTCATCCGCTCGTCCTCGGGCATGCCGGGCGGGTCGATGTACTCGGGCACGGGGGTTGCCTCAGTCCAGTTCGGGATGGAAGTAGTCGTCATCTGGCAGGCCGCCGCCGTGCGTGAGGTCGACGACGCGATTCTGAGTGAGGATCGCTTGCACCGCGTCTTCCATCTCGCTCATGGGGAGCGTGGCAAGGCTGGGGATCAGGTGCTCCTGCGCAATTTCACCGCTGATCCTGTTCGCCCACCCCCAATCCAAGGGGGCTGACGGGAGGATGCGCGACAGGGCCATGGCGACGTCGAGGTACGTCATGCCTAGGCGGTCGGCCACGTGCTTCGGCCAGCGCGCCACGTAATCATCGCCGTACCGTTCTCCGAATGTCTGCACGATCACGTCTTCTCTGTTCCTTCCCATTTCGGCGTACTTAGCCATGAGGGGCTCCCAGCGAAGCAGCCCCCGGGGGCCACGGTGCTGCCTGATCAGGCCGGGGTGCTGGTGACGTCGTGGGTCTCGACGATGGCCCAGTAGGACTGGGAGTCGAAGTCGTCGATGCTGTCGATCTGGCCGTCGTGGTTCGCGATCAGGTCGTCGACGATGGCGTCGATGTCGTAGTCGGCGATGTGGTCGCCGAGGGTGGTGGAGACCTGACTGGCGATGTCCTGACGGTTCATGTCCGGTTCCTTCCGGCGGGGTCTGGGGCTGTTCCCCTGACCTCATGACATCAACGTAGCTTCCTAATTTAGGAAGCGCAAGGGGATCGACGAGGTGAGCCAGGTCAGTCGTAGACTCGAACACATGAACGACCGGCCCGCCGACACCCCCGCCCCGCGCATCACCGTCACCCTCCCCGACGGCCACGTCGTCGACGGACATCTCCACGCCCGACGGCAGCGACCCGACGGGACCTGGTGGTACGAGGTCGCCATCGAGGTGCCCGCCGCCGCGGTGCAGCCCGTCGACGGCGAGGACTACGGGCAGGTGCCCACCGAGAAGGCCGCACCGCCCGAACCCCAGTACGTCGTCGACAGCAACCTGCCCCCCATCGACGGGAAACGCAGACTCCAACTCCACACCGCCGGATGCTGGGCCATCCCCAAAGGACGACCAGGAACCCGGGCCGTGGAGAACGCCGCACAGGCACGGGCCATGTTGGGGTTCGACGACACTGAGGCGTGCGGGGTGTGCAAGCCGGAACCATGAGGGGGGCGTCCAGAAACGATCGTCTGTGAGTCACTCGGTTCCAAGTGGGCTGTCCTGCATGTTCTTTGTCACGTATCCCGTGTCCGCGTCTATGTAACGCGCAACCCCCTTCGCGATACAATGAAGCATGAGGATCGGCGTAGCGCGGGTCTCAACCCGCGACCAGAACCCCGAAGCCCAACAAGATGCCCTCCGAGCCGCCGGATGCGAGCGCATCTTCACCGACAAGGCGTCAGGCAAGCTCGCCCGCCGCCCCGAACTCGACAAAGCCCTCATGGTCGCCCGCGAAGGGGACCAGCTCGTCATCACCAAACTCGACCGACTCGGCCGCTCCCTGAAGAACCTCATCGATCTGTCCGAAGAACTCCGCTCGCGCGGTATCGGCCTCGTCGTCCTCGACCAGGGCATCGACACGGCGACCCCGGCCGGCCGCCTCTTCTTCCAGATCATCGGCGCCATCGCCGAGTTCGAGCACGCTCTGATGTCAGACCGCACCTTGGACGGCCTCGAAGCGGCCCGCGCCCGTGGCCGCACCGGAGGCCAGAAGCCCAAGCTCGGCAAGCGTCAGGTCAAGCTCGCCCAGCAGATGTACGACGAGACCGGCGATGACGGCAAGCGCAAGTACACCGTGCAGCACATCGCCGACGAGTTCGGCGTCAGCCGGCCCACCATCTACCGCCACCTGGAGAAGTGAGGTTCGCATGACCGTCCACGAAGACGTCGCCGACAGGGTCCTGGAGAAGTTCCAAGAGAGCCCCGACGCCATGTACACCTTGACCGCTCTGCGCAACAGCCACATCCGAGGGGAGATGGACGAGGGCGACATCTGGGGTAGCGGGTACGCGGACGCCCTCGGAAGCTCGGCGCGGTTCGAGCCGCAGCGCTGGCCACTGCGCCAGCATGCAGCTTTCCTGAAGCTTCACACCCTGGTCGGCTCCGGACAGGTGGCCTTCACCTACATCAGCACCGGCGGCCCGCCGGGGCCAGATCGCGATCGAGCCGGGAACGCAGCCCTCCTGACGGAGACATACCCACCGTTCACGGCGCACTTGGACATGGAGCAGAACGGCGCCAGTAGCGACGGCAGCCTCTCCTGGAGCGAAGAGCTTGAGATCAGCCGCCCGACCGGCGCGTACTTCTACGAGGACACCTGCAAGCGCGTGGGGCAGACGCCGCTGATCCTCCCGGCAACAAGGAAAGCTGGGAGCGCGCCCCTCGAAGTCGGCGACTCGTGGCCTTCCTGCACCCTGATGCACCTATGGCGGCATCGGGCCGTGGCGCGCTGGCCCTACGGGTCGAACCTGATCTGGCTGTTCCTGAACTACAGCTGGGGCCACGACCGGAATGCCTGACAGCACGATGCCCGCCCCCGCATCAGTCGGGGGCGGGCGGTGTCCTTCGGCGGGGCTCGAACCCGCGACATCCGTTAAACGCTGGGCCGGCTCGGCGCTCTGCTCGGGGTCAGCTCTGGGAGCCGTTGCCCGACCGACTGAGCTACGAAAGACGCCCCCAGTGTGGCACGCGCCCCAAACAGCAGCCCGCCCCCGCCGAAGCGGGGGCGGTGCGTCCGTCGTTGGCGCGGCGGCCGCGAGGGTCGAGACGATCCGAGGACAGGGTACGCGGCGCCAGACAGTACGACGCCCCTCCCGAAGGAGGGGCGGAAGTCCGGCGAGGTGCACTCGGCAGCCAGGGCCACCGCACGCCGGACGGAAGGCGCGTACACCGCCAACCATGGACGGGACGACGCCTGCCGCCAGGGTACCGGCGTACATGAGGCCCCGCCCGGCAATCCAGGCAGGACCCCAATCCGCGAACCCCGTGGCGGCTGCGCGTTCAGCCGTACAAGCAGCGTGGCACGGGGGTACGACAACGGCGTGTGCGGCGATGGGCGTCTACCGGCTCAGATACTCAGCTGCAGCAACGGCAGCCTCCGGCCGATCCTTCAGGTAGCCGAGCGCAAGGTTGCACTCTCGGCAAAGAAGTCCTCGAACCCGCCCCGTCTCGTGATCATGATCGACCACCAACTGGGGCGATTCATCTTTGCAGATCAGGCAGCATCCGCCCTGCTCGGCCTCCATGGCGGCAAATTGCTCAAGGGTCAGGCCGTACTTGCTCGCTAGACGCCAGGCCCTGCGCTCAAGTGGGCCGCCACTCTTACGAGACTTGCGGGCACACTCGGTCCCGCGACCGGAACGAATCCTCACTGGAGTCCCCGTGCCGCAGATCGAACAATCGGCGGTGGAATTCTCGCGGTCGATGTTCAACAGGCTATGCGCTGGCTTGAGGGGTATCTCAAGCTGCACCGGCGGCAACTGGCCCGCCTCGCGCGCTCGCCGGTAGTGGAGGCTACACATGCCTCTGGCTCGTGGCCCGTTCTCGCACTCGCCCACCGAGCAGCTACGCTCACCCATGCGGCACCTCCTAGATAGGTGATCGCTAGAGCCCTCGGATGTAGTCGCATCCGGGGGCTCGCTGACACCTTCATTGTACGCAAACTCGCTGGTCAGATGCGGTAGTTGTCTGGAATATGGCACGACGAAGCGCCCCCGTCCTCTCGGAAAGGACAGGGGCGTCAAGGGCCGAGCTACAGCCACGGCCACGTCGCGTCACGGCCGGACTCCAGGAGCGGGATCGTCCGGAACGCCTGGTCGGTGAGGCCGGCGAAGGCGTGGCGTTGGCGGCTGCCGGACGGTGCGTGCCCGACCCGGTCGCCGGCGAGGTTCCAGGTGTACATCGGAGTCGTCGCCGGGATCGACTGGTCGACGTCCACCGGGTTTGCCCCGGCCTGCTCGTCGGTGACGATGACGACGCGGTCGTGACCCTTGAACTCGACGCGGAGCGCTGCGGCGGTGTCGGCGCCGCCACCGAGGAACCAGCCGCCGTCCTTCCACTTCCGCACGTCGCCCAGCAGCGAGCCGCCCCGCGTGAGCGGGAACGCCTTCGTCTTGGCGCCGGGCCGGTCGTTGCGGTAGTACTGCGCGCTGGAGAACGACACCACGTCCGCCGACGCGCACCGCTGGCCGAGGGCGATCCCGAACAGGGCCGCGGCGTCCCAGCGCATGAGGGTGCCGTCCTTGGAGAACGCGTCGTTCATCGAGCTGGACGTGTCCACCAGGATCAACGTCCGGCCACTGAGGAGCGGGATGTTGGAGAGCGACGCGGTGAGCGCCTTCTCCAGCGCGTGACCCCAGCGCAGCGACGGCGCGGCATTGAACGCCGAGTAGAACCGCATCGGCAGCTGACGGGACTTCGCAACCTGCTCCGGGTCAGCGAGTTGCTTCGCGACCTGCTCGGCGACCGCGTCCGATACGCCCGCCTCATCGAAGTTGCGGAGGTTCCGCAGCAGGGCCATGTAGCCCATTGACGGAATAACCGCCTCCCACGCCTCCTTGTCCATCGGCCCCTGCAGCCAGCCGGCCAGCGCCTCCCATGTCATGCCCGCTCGGTTCAGCTCTCCGGCGGCGTCCACGTTCTCGGTCAGCAGGTGGCGGCGCTCAGCGACGGGCAGCGCCATGAGACGGGCCCGGTTGGCGAGGAGGTGCAGCCGTGCGGGGATCTCCTCTTGGCGGTTCTTGCGCCGGTCGATGGCGTGCTTGAACAGGTCGCCCTGCCACGGCTTCCCGTCGTCGGGTGCGGCGTGCACCAGCTCCAGCACGTCGCCGAACCGGTAGCCCTTGCTGTCAGTGTCGTACTTGAGGAGCGACCGCTCGCTGTAGAGGCGCTGGATGGCGTCGGCGATGCCGCGCTTCACGGGCTTGGGCAGGTTCCGGCCGTAGCGGGAAGTCCAGTAGGCCAGCAGCTCGCCGGGCTCGTCAGGGCGCTGGAGTACGGAGTCGATGACGCGCCGGTTGGACGCGGTCGAGTACGAGAGGCTGTCGCCGCCGAACACCTTGGAGGCCGGGTCGCCGCCCTGCTCGTGGATGCGGCGCTCGCGCGTTCCGGCCGCGTCAAGGCGGGCCTTGACGTACTCGCCGGCGCCGACGATCGCGGCGGTGCGCATGTTGCCGTCGCCGCGCAGCCACTCCAGCAGGCCGGCGGTCCACTCGGGGTCTTCGACGGCGAGCTGCCGGATGAGCTGGGTGTAGCGGTCGTCTCGGTCGCCGCCCTTCTCGTAGAAGGTGTCGGCGGAGACGAAGTTGGAGACGGCGAGGAGGTAGAGCTCGGAGCGTGCGTCGCGGAGGTGGCCGGTCGCGCCTTCGTAGGTCGCGGCGCGCTCCCCGGTCGTGGTCACGGGCGAGCTGACGGTCGGCTTGGCGGTGCGGACGTTGAACCTGGACATAAAGAAGCCCCTCACATAGGAGGGGAAGCTCAGCAGTGGGGCGCCCGAGATCAAGGTCGGCTATCCGGTCAAAGCGCTCTAGGCCGCTGAGCTACCGCCGGCCCAGGGGCCAGTGGCCGGGATTCGAACCCGGGTCTCTCTCTTAGCAGGAGAAGAACGGATTTCCTGCGCACCGGGCGCCCCGATGCTGTGCCTCCCGAGATCAAGGACGACCTGCGGCGGGACTTTTCCAAAGAAGTAGCCGCGGGTCTGCGCACCGGGAGGTGCATGAAGTTGTGGGGTCAGCGTACATGGTGACGGTGACACAGCTACCAAAATACGAGACCGCCCCCGCCCGGCCCGTGATGGGCCAAGCGGGGGCGTCTACTAGCTCGGGAACTACTGGTAGATCAACTGGGAGATTGGGAGTTGGCGGCTTCCTCGGCGACGATCTCTTCCAGCATGCTGGCGATATCGCCGAACGTTCCGTACTCCCAGTCGGTGCGGTGACCGCAGTCGCAGCCGATTGCCGCCTCAAGGGTCGCAGTCTCGCAGCCGGTGCCACAGTCGCCCGCCTGGGTGTCCCGCTCAACGACCCGGATGGTCGAGCAGGCGGCGAGGTGCAGGTCAGCCACGCTCGGCCTGAGCCATGCGCTCCGACTGTCGGCGCCATCGGCACTGTCCTCGCGGAACTTTCGCATGATGAAGCGGTCGACCAGCTCGTTCGCCCTCTCAGCGGCTTCGTCGCCCATGCTGCCAGTATGCGTCGTGGTCAGCGGCTGAGCGCGAGGATGATGGTGGTGACGGTCCCGATGAGCGCGGCCGCGCCGAGGAGGATGCCCCACCCGGCGTTGAGGCCTGAGCTCCTGCCCTCGGATCGGTCGACGCGTTCCTTCAGCTCCGTGAACTGGGCAAGCGTCACGAACTGTGCGGCCTGGTCAGAGAGGGTTTCGCGGAACTCGTTGACGCCGTCGAACCGTTTCTCCATGGCCAACTCGGCCTTGATGACGGCTTCCTTCGCGGCCAGCAACGCCGCCTCAACGGCCTTGGTCTGCGCATCGAAGCGCTGCTGGTAGCGGAGGTCTCGCTCGTCGTAGATCGCGGTGAGGTGCGACTTCAGCGTCCCCGGGGTCCAGCCGTCGCCGTCGGCCATCGGACCTCCCGCCGCCACTGCCGCTTCTCCCGGGCGCGCTGCGTCTTCTTGTCCACCCCATCGTCCGGGCAGTCGATCCCTGCCGGACCGCGACGGCAGACCGGACAGAACGACGGGTGCATCCGGCTAAGCATGCGAGGCATCAGGCACCCCCGTGGTCCTGCTCGGCCAGTTCGCGCCGGTCGGCCGCATTGTGGGTGAACAGGCTTGCCGTCGTGCCGTCAGTGCAGTCCACCAGACTCCAGCGCGGGTCACACGGGCAGGCCGTACCGCGCTCGTGTTCCATCAGGTCCGCGACCGGGATGACGTCAGCCTCAGTCGGCGAAGCGTGCACGTCCACCCGCCACCCGGGATCAGTCGACACGGCGGGCTCCGATCTTCCGGTAGGCCGCCGTCGCACTGAGCGCGCCCACACCGAGCAGCCCACGGTTCGGCGACGGGGTATCCGACGGGGTGGGTGACGGGTTGCCGCTCGACGTGTCCTGGCAGTCATACTGCGGGTCGCTGTCCGGCGAGTCCGCGGTCCGTGTGCACGTCGTGTGGTGCGTGACGCCGGTGCCGTCCGTCCACGAGTAGGACCAGCCGGCAGGCGGGGCGCCGTTGGCGCCGTCCCGCCCGTCTGCCCCGTTCGCTCCGTCCTGGCCCGCCGGTCCGGCGACCGTCGATGCCGGCCCGGGCTCGCCCGCGCTCCCAGGAGACCCCGAGGTGCCAGGTGAGGGCGTGATGGTCGGCGCCGGTTTCCCCGAGGCCCCGGTGGGCCCGGGTGGTCCCGGAGGTCCGGGGATCGGCACCGGCACCTCAGCCCGCGACGACAACGACGGCACGGCCCGCGTCGGGTCCGGTGCGACCGGCGTGCCGCCCCTCGACTTCACCTGCTGCCGCAGCGCCCGCACATCCCCGGCCAGCGTGCTGACTGCGTTGCCGCGCAGGTCAGCCTCGGTGGCCAACTGGTCGGCGCGGTGGGATTCCTGGGCGATCATCAGCAGGGCCGCCGCCACCCCGCCGCCCAGGAACAGCAGGGCCGCGACGATCAGGCCGAAGCGACGCCGGTACAGCAACTTCTCGCTGCGGGTCACGGCGTACCCCCGAGTTGCGTCACCAGGAGCCGCAGGCGGCCGATCTCCGACTCGAGGGCCGCGACCCGCGCCTCTGCGATGGCCACCCGCGCCTCGGCCGCCTTCTCGTCAGCCTCTGCCTTGTCGCGCTCGGCGATCAACTTGCTCGCCAGGCTGTCGTATCCACCAATCACTCCGCCCTCCCGCTGCGCGCGTGCCGCGCCCCGGGTTCCGTACACGGTCGCCGCCGCAGCCACGGGCCCGCCGATAACGGCGGCTATCGCTGTGACCAGGGCGGCGTCCATGTGCCCTCCGGGCCGCTTGCATGGGGCAGAATCAGGCGCCCGACGGGGCGGCGGTGACGAGGGAGTCCTGCGCCTTGCCGGAGATCCCGGTCGGCTTCCACAGGCCGAAGTGCGCCAGGACACCGGTGCCGAACGCGACCACGGCGAGGATCGCAGCGGTACCCAGGTTGAAGCCCGGTCCCGGGTTGGCGACCTCCACGAGCAGTCCGTTGAGGATGGACAGGGCGAGGAGCAGTACGGCCTTGACGCCCGCAGAGGTGACGCGGGTGGTGACGAGGCCGACGAGGACCGGCAGGACGACGCTGACGAGCAGGCCGAGCCAGTAGGCGGTATCGAGAGTGACGGTCATGGCAGATCCGTTTCTGCGGGGAGGGGTTAGTGGGTGGTGACGTTGAGGGTGATGCCGACCTTGGCGAGTTCGGCGATGAGCTGGTCGGCGAGGCCGCCAGCCCCGAGCGTGCCGAGGACTGCCTGAATGTCCTTGAGGCGGGCGATGGCCTCGCGGATTCCCTCGGTCTGGGTCTGCTCGGTGTACTTCGCCGACCAGGTGACGTTGGCCGGGGTCTTGCCGTCCGCGGCGAAGTAGTCGCCGTTGTTGTACGGAGGGCGGGCGGCGGGGATGACGTCGGCGGCGTAGATGCGGTCGATGTCGCTGCCCTCCAGTACGCCACCGCCCGCGAGGAGCTTGGCCACGACGGCGTCAGCGACGGCGGCGATCTCGGCAGGTGTCACGGGGTTCTCCTGAGGGGTGTTGGGCCGGGGGTACTGGCCGTAGTCGGTGACCGTGGCGTAGTCGAGGTCGGCGCTGCCGCCGAGGACAGTGCCGCCGCGCTGCTGGATCGTGGCGTGCACCGACCAGACGCCGCCGGACCAGGCGACGGTCTGCCACAGGAAGCGGATGCCGTGCCCGTAGGCGCCGGTGATGACCTTGACGCCGCCGTAGCAGCCGGTCCGGGCGAGGCCGATCACGGAGATGATGCCGTCGAAATAGGCCTGGACCTTCGCCCAGGTGGTGTCGAGGTCGACGGCGAAATGGATGACCATGTCGTCGGGCAGGCCGACGGCCTTGCGCTGCGCCTCGGCAGCCTTGGCGTCCGTGATACCGGCCGCACGTCCTGCGAGGGCGCGGCCCGCGGTGGTCTCCCACACGACGACGGAGCCGATGTTGGCCGCCTTGTAGGCGGTGACCTGGGAGGCGGTGAGGTTCTTGTTGGGGTCGTGGGAGAAGTAGCGGGCCACGAACTGCGCGCCTACGCCCTTGATCTGCGCGATGGACGGCTTCGCCCACGCGACGTCGATGCCCTTGATGGTCACAGGTGCCTTCCCTTCAGGGATGCGACCTTGTTGTCTGCGGCCCACGCCTGCATCAGAGCCAGCGCCTGAACCAGGCGAGGATCCGGAGTAGGAGTGGGCGACGGAGGAGGGGTGGGCACCGGGGTCGGTGTGGGGACGGGCGGCACGACGGTGGGGAACGGCTTGCCGGTGATCGCGGTGTAGTCCGCGGCGAACGCCGTCAGGTCGACGCCTGCGAGGAACGCCGGGTTGGTCAGGTGTTCGGGCCAGATGACGACCCAGGCCTCTTCCACCTCGTGGCGCCAATAGGAGTCGGTGAACGATGTCTCTTCGGCCCAGGTGATGAACCGTTCGTCCCCGCCCAGGGGGCCCGGGCCGGCGGGTCCGTAGCCGCCGGTGATGACGGAGTGGCCGCCGTCGACCGGGGAGGACCGAACGTAGTCCCACGGCTTGCCGTTGCCGAACTCGGTCTGGTTCACATTGAGGACCGTGATGCCGGTCCACACGCTGCCGAAGATTGCGATGGCGGCCTTGACCTCTTCGGCGTTCGCGACGTTGACGGCCGCGAAGCCGACCGCCTTCACGCCATCCGGGCCGCCGTGCTTGACCAGGTACTCCAGGGCTGTCTGGATCTCCATCCCGTCGTCCTGGGACGGGAAGTCGGGGTTCTGCGTCTTGTAGAACGCGATGACCTCGTCCATCGTCGGGTACTTCTCCGTCGCCAGGGCGGCGGTGACCAGGCGCCGGACGTTCGCCCAGGTGACCGCGACACAGTCGCCGTACTGGTCGTTGCCAAGCATCTGCCAGCCGCCGTTCAGACGGGCGAGCTGGTCGACGGCGGCAGGGTGCGCGGGGATGACGCCGGTGAGGGACCGGGAGAGCTGGATGGCGCGGGCCCGCTTGGGGGCTCTACGGCCGTACTGACGCTGACGAGGGATGGTCATTGGGGCTCCGGAAGGGCGTGATGGGGCATGCGAGAGCCCCCGGGCCGGCGGCCGAGGGGCAGGCAGGGAGAAGGCGGGTCAGGGGGTGACGGTGTCGGTCTCCACCTTGTGCCGGGTGATCGTGCCTGACGTGAGATCCGTCAGGACGCTTTGAATCGCGGACTGCACGGCGATGGCGATGTCGTCCATCTGCTCGTCGGTGACAGTGATTTCATCGGCGCCCCCCAGGAGGAAGCTGAAGCTCACACCCCCGTCGGCCAGAGGATTGCTGAGCAAGTAGTCGTAGGCCACGGTTCCGTACTCGGCGGTGAACATCGGAGCATCTCCTCCATGGGGTGAGGTATCAGGTGGACTGATTTAGGTGTGGATCCAGATCGCGAGGAGGCTGCAGTTCTTGCCAGCGGCCGCATCTGCCTGGGTACTGAGGGCCCCGCCGGAGACCTGGTTGCCGAACATTTCGATGTAGTCGCCGACGGCGAGCGGCACGATGATCGGGGACTGGACAACGATGGTCGTCCGGGTTGCGGCGTTGCCGATCTGGGTGTTGGCGCCTCCGACGACCTGCACGCCGTTCTTGTAGATCCCTGCTCCGCGGTAGTCCGTCGCGTTGGATGCGAACGAGGTGCACCCGCTGACCAGGTACGATCCGGCGACTTGGCAGGTGTATCTGCTGGTGTTGGTGACGGTGGAGTGGCCGCCGTCGGTGTCGATGACCTCCGTGTCGATGGTGACAGCGGTCCACACGTTGCTCGGCATCGACTGCGAGGTGGCCTGGTAGCCGTAGAACATGGGCAGGCCGTTGCTGCCGGAGCCGAGGAGCCATTGCATGGTGGCGGCGACCTGCGCGTTCCACAACGCGGCCGTCTGATAGTTGCCGGGGGCTTCGGTGGCGATGACGGGCAGGGTGCGGGGCATGCGGGCACCTCCGGGCGGGGGGCCCGCATGGGCCCGTGGTGGCTAATAAGCGAAGGTCACTGCGTCGAAGGCGCTGACCGTGTCCCAGGTGGTGGGGTCGGTGGCGCCTGCGGGGAGCTGGTCGCAGACGACGGCGCCGATGGCGTGGGCGTTGGCGGTGGCGCTGATGGTGAGGACCGCGGATGTCCATCCGGTGGAGGTCGCGCCGACTGCAGTGACGGTGACCTGCTCCGCGAGCGAGGTGCCCGGCTCGAGGGTGAGGACTTCACCGACCGCGAGTTGGGCGGCCAGTACGTTGGTGTTGTCCTGGCTCGGGTTGATGGTGATGGACGTGGCGCCGGCACTGATGGCGGTCTTCAGGGTGGTGTGCCAACTGGAGAAAATCCCGTAGGGCGTGAGGTCAGCCGGGGAGCATTGGAGGGTCTGGAAGGCCTCACCGTTGTCGCCGAAGTCCCACTGGATGTTCTCGACGAAGCATTCGATCTGGACGGCGGGGACGTTGGGTGCTCGTCGCATGACGCGGACGCGGGTTCCCAGTTCCAGGGCGAGGCACACCGGCCACATGCTGGGGTTGGCGCTCGGGTGGAGCTTGATGCTGGAGACGCGGGTCGCGGGCTGCTTGTACCGGGACAGCAGGTAGTTCGCGGCGTCCTGGCATTCCAGGGCCGATGACGAGTTGACGGTCCGGCCCATGGTGCGCGGGAAGTAGGCCGTCATCGACGTCTGGTCCTGCGCGTAGAACGCCTGAGAAGTGGACTCCTGAGTGACGGTGACCTGGTTGGACAGGTGCGTCGAGTCGTAGTCGAGGCTGACGTCCTCGTATGGCCACTCGCCGGACGCTGCGTTCTCCCCGAAGGTGTACATGGGGGTGGTGGCGTTGTAGCGGGCCGAGCGGCTGCGGAAGGTGACGGCGCCCGCCCGGTCGACGTAGTGCGCGCCGCCCTCCGTGTCGACCACGGCCTGCAACGCGCTGACAGCGTCCTGCCCGTCGATGGCGGCCGGGCCCATGGACGTCGTCAGCCCGGTCTGCACGGAGGACGCCCCGGTGTAGCCCGCCCACTTCAAGATCCTGGAGTAGCGGGTAGAGGTCGAGTCGCCCACGAAAGACGACTTCCAAGCCGCATACATGTTGGTCAACGCGGTAGGACCGGAGAAGTCCGCGAACTCGGCGAACTCGGCGACGAAGCTAATGTCGCCTTTGAAGTTCAGGTAGGTGCCGTTACCGACGGTGGCATCAACGAAGGTGCCGACGTTGTCGGCGATGATTCCGGTGGGCGTGTACGTCGTTGGCACGCTGTTGTAGAACGCTACGACGGACCCATCCTGGGACGCTACAACCTGGTTGGTGGCCAGGTTGTAGCCGAAGATCAGCAGATGCCAGTCGCCGTCGACACAGTTGGTGGCTCCGCCGAATCCGTAGGACGCCCCAGCACCCGAGGGGCCCTGTACGACAACGCGTGGCATTCCACCTGTGTCGAGGTAGACGTTGATCTGGGTGCCGGATGGATTGCTGCCAGCCCTCTGGCTGTCCATGGCCGACCACATGTAGGCGGCAGTGGTGATCGTGGGCCCGGTGTAGCGGAAGGCGATCATCCGAACCCATTTGGTCGGGTCGACCGGGCCCTTAATGCCTGCACTGGACAGCTTGATGAACGTGGCGGCGCTGAGGAGATTCGTGCCCGGGCTGGGGTTGTTGATCCTGACGACCGACCCGGAAGACCCCGTGTAGGTGCCGCCCGCGTCGGTCGACGTGATCGCATTGCCGAAGGTCAGGCTGCCCGCCCCGTACTTGGACACCGCGAGTTGCGCGCCGGGAAAGTTACCGGTGGCGTCCGACACGGAGGTGCTGCCAGCCGGGTCGTCGAGCTTGTAAAGCCACCTCGGGGTGTGGCTGTTGATCTCCATGGTCAGCGGGTCAGACAGCTGCTGCTGCGACAGCAGCGAGAACGCGTCAGTCACCGACGGCTCGACCTTGCCGTAAGTCCCGGACATGTCCCACGACGACGGCCACCGCTCCATAAACCCCGCATACACCGGGTTCCACGCGCCCGGGCACGTCCACGACGAGGCGACAGAGCCCTTCTCCAACTGCCAGCCATCGACCTGGATCGAGCACAGCGCGCCCGCCGTCGAGGCGACGGCGACACCGAACAGCATCCCCGCAGCGGACGCCGGGGCGGTCGCCGTCACTGTGATGGGTGTCCATCCGGCCGTCGCCGACCCCGTCAGGACCGCCGTCGAACCGTAGCTGTAGCTCGCCGGGTTTCCGCCAGCCGCCGTGTACCAGCCGAAAGCACCCTCCACCGTCAGCGACGTCGACGCAGTCACATCACGGACGTACATCCGCATCGTGTACGCCTGCCCCGGGATCACCGAGAACCGCGGCGTGTAGCAGATCAGCGTCGTCGCGACCGTCGCGTTCGGCACCGAAAACTGCATGACGCTGCCGCCGGCCCACGCCGAGGCAGACGCCACGAAGGAGCCGTTGGCGGCGTCGGTCGCTGAGAAGATGTCGGTGGCGCTCGACGAGATCGCACCCGCAGCGAAACCCCCGAGGTCGCCGCCCGTGGCCATGACCTGATCGACCAGGTTGCGGGTCGGCGGCCACTGCGCGCGGCGCCGGTAGGGCTGGTACGGCAGGATGTGGCCCGCCCACGGACCTGAGGCGTTGACCGGGTCAAGGGCGGCGTCTTTGTTGCCCAGCGTCAGCGACGCTTCGCCTGAGCGGACCTGATCCGTCTCGTACTGGCGCCCCCGCGACACGGTGACGCTGCCCCGCGTGCGGTCGGAGACCTCAACGTACCGGTCGGCCGGGCTGCTGCCACCATTGGCCGACCAGTACGGACCCCACGCGTCCTCGACGGCCGGCCAGTTGATGTTGAAAGGGCCGCCCAGCATCGTGTTGACGTGCTGGATCGTCGCCACATTCCCGGCGACCTCAGTGACCGACGCGCCCACCTGAAACACGAACTGCACGGCGACCGCCGACCAGCTGTAGACGCTCGAGGTGAGGGTCGTCCAGTTGTAGCCATCGGCACTCGTGTCCGCGAACCAGGTGCCGGACGCTTCCCGAAGGCGCCACCAGCCGTGCGCGTTCGGGTCATACGTCGGCAGCGTCGTCGTGACCGTCGACCCGGCGGTCTGCAGCGTGAACTTGAAGACGTTCGACTCGAGCCTGAGGGCAACGCTGTTGTTGGCGTCGAGGAGCACCTTGAACGCGACCTTCGTGCCGCCCGCACCGTTCGGGGTCGGCCCGACCTCGGCGTAGATCGCGGACGACGTGGCGTCGTACAGCAGAGTCGTACCGAACGTGTTCGTCGAGCCGGACACCGTCGGCGACGCCACCGACACCAGATCGTTGACGGCGTCCAGCGTCGCCGTGCCGCCCGTGATCGAGTTCCACAGGACCGTGTTGATCGCGGCCGCCTGGAACGAATCGCTGAGGGTGGACAGCTTGGGGTTAGCCACCGGGCACCTCCTCGTGACGGCGCCCGGTGGCGCCCCTACATGGGCTGGTCAGCGCTTGTACTGCTGGTAGGTCAGCGGGTTGCGCGCACCGCGCCGGAGGAAGGCCGCTTCGACGTCCTTGGAGAGCTTGTCGATTGTGGCGACGCTGCCCTCGATGTGGAATTCGAAGTGGTTGTGGATGACCGCCCCACCGCCGCCGGCGCTGGCGAGCCCAAGGCCGCGGCCGCCAATCGATCCGGCGCCGACGACTGCGCTGGCGAGGTTCGTCGCCGCCGTCGTCGCATGGTGGCTGCCGTGCTGGATGCCCAGTGCGAGGCCTTGCGGGATGAACTTGCCGAGTTCCGCGAAGACCCGCGACGGCGAGTGGATCCCGAGGGCTTTCTCGATGGCTTTCCGCATAGCCTTGGCGATCTTCATCATCTGCTTCTCGATCGCCTTCTCCTGCGACTTCAGCCCCTTGACGAGGCCCTTCGCCGATTTGATGCCCGCCCCGTACATGGAGTCGGCGACGGCCGCGCCGGTGGAGTTCGCGGCGGTCTTCATCTGGCCCTGCATGCTGTTCAGCTGGGCGATAGTGCCCTTACTGGCCCCGGCCAGGGCTGCCGCCGTCGCTCCTCCCTGGTCAACTCCGGCGGCGGCGATCTGTGCGACTAGGTCCGAGCTGAGGCCCTTCTTCTTCAGGGCCTGCAGCTGTGCCGCGAACTGGGTCGCCTTCTGGACCTGTTCGCGCATGTTGTTGACGACGTCCTGCGAGGTGAGGGCGAAGCCCTCCTGCGGGGCGGTCGTCACGACAGATGCGGACTGCATGATGCCGGAGGCGACACTGTTGCGCTCCGACGTCCACGACTTCTGCAGGTCGGCGAGCTTCTTCTGCGCGGACTTGAGCCTCTTCGCCACCGAGTCGCGCTTGTTGGCGAGCGACATCAACAGCCTGTCGTCCTTGGCCATTGCCGCCTGGAGCTTCTTGTGGTGGCTGCCGAAATCCACATACAGGTTTCGGGCGAGGCGTTGTGTCGCCGACCGCACCCGCGCGGTGCTGCCGGTGAGCCCGTCGATGAGGCCGTGCATGACCCAGGCGCCGAGTGCCTTGAACTTCTTGCTCGGGCTTGCGATACCCAACTCGCTGGCGAACGTTGACTGGGTGGCCACCGCGGCGCCTCGCATCGACGCCACCACGCCGCCCGTGCCGCCGGTGATGCCGTCCGCCAGGCCCTGCATGAGGGCGATGCCGGAGTGGAGAGTCCAGCCGCGGCCGGAAAACGGCCCCTCCTTCGCTGGGGAGAACGGCAGCAGGTTCCGGGCCGCGTTGAGCGCTGACCTCACGGCGTTCGCCGGGGCTGAGATCATGCTCTTGATGCCGTTGACGAAGCCCTGCAGCAGGGACTTGCCGGAGTTGTACAGGTAGGAGCCGAGGCTTCCGAGGGCGCCGATGACACGCTTGGGTAGCCCCCTCACCCACGCGACGGCGAGCATGGCGACCGCGATGTTGGCCTGCTTGAAGCGCTGCCAGGCAGACGATGCGGCGTTGTACAGGTTGGCGCCCAGGGATGCGATGCCGCCGATGATGCGGCCCGGCAGTGCGGTGACCCAGCTGATCAGGGTGCGGCCCACTGCGACCGTCGCGCGGTAGGCGGCCGAGAACCCGGCGGTGATCTGCTTCCAGTGCTTGACGATGTAGGCGACCGCAAGGCCGATCGGTCCGGCGAGCAGCCCGATGAGGAGCACCCAGTGGGATTTGACGAAGTTCACGCAGAAGCCGACGGCGGCATTCACCGCTGACTTGATCTGTGACCAGTATTTGATCACGCCGAGGACTGCCAGCCCGATCGGGCCGGTGATCAGCGCGAGGATCAGCTGCCAGTGCGCCTTGACGAAGTTGATCACGAAGGAGACGGCGGTAGCGATCGCGTGGAAGGTCGCGTTCACGGCATTCCGGAACCACGTGAAGTGCGTGTAGGCGTAGACCAGGCCCGCGACCAGTGCGGCGATCGCCAGCACGATCAGCATGATCGGGTTGGCGTCCATCGCGACGTTCAGCGCCCACTGCGCGACCGCAGCAGCCTTCTCTGCGATCGCCGACGCGATCAAGGCGATCTTCTGAGCCGTCCACGCCGCCGCAGCCCGGAGTCCAGCCAACGCCGACGCCGCCATCGACTTCGTGAAGTTCAGCGCCGCCAACGAAGCAGACTTCATCGCCCCGCCAACAGCGCGGACCCCCGAAGCCAGACCGCCCCACGCCGCCTTGCCGGCCGAGGCACTCACGCGGCCCACGCTCAACGCAAACGACTTCACCGCACCCGTGGCGCTCCTTGCCCCGGATGCCGCCATGCTGAACCCGCTGCGCAACTTCCCGCCGAAAGTTCCAGCGGCCCCGGTGGCTTCGGACGCCGCCGAGCTGGCGCTACGGAAGCCGCGAACCAGATTCGCGCTCGCCTTGCCCGCGCCGCCCAGGGCCGACGTGAACGGCTTGAGAGCGCCGCCGATGAACTTCAGCACCGAGCCGGCCAGGATGATGCCGATCGCGGCAGCCAGAACTTTCGTGGCGGCCGTGTGCTGGGTGAAGAATCCGATGACGGCCGACACGATCGGAATGAGCTTCGTGCCGATGGTGATCGCCGTTGTGGCGACGCGCTCCTTGAGCTGCGCCATCTGCACGTTGAACGTCTTCTGGGTCTGCGCCCAGCCCTCAACGTCCTTCCCGGCGTGCTTACTGGCTTCGCCGACCGCGGCGACGTTCTTGTTGAAGTCGCTGGCGTTCTCACCGCCGAGCATGAGCGCGGTGTTGAGGCCAGTGGCGCCGCCCATCATCTTCTTCATCGCCGCGTTGTAGGTCTCGGCCGCCGGACCGCCGCGCTTGAGCGCGTCATTGAAGCCGTGGGACTTCTCGTACAGGGCGAGAAACTGGGCGCCGAGGACGTGCTGGTCGGCTGGGAGAGCCTTGATCGACTTGTTGTAGTTTTTGACACTGGTGGATCCGTTGGCGAGGCCGTCGGCCAGGTGCTTCACGGTGGGTGGCATCGAGCCGAGCATCGTTTTGAGGTCGGCCGATGCCTGCTTGGTCTTGTTGAACGTGGACAGCAGGACCGTCCCCGCCTTGCCCATGTGAGTCAGGACGGCCTTCTGCAGCAAGTCGATGGTGCCAGTCAGGCCGCGCTTCCCGAGGTGCGTGGAGACGTCGTTGCTGGAGATGCCCAGCCTCTGCATCTCTTGGACGGCGACGTTGTTCGGTGCCTGCAAGGAGCGAATGGAGAACGCCAACTCCTGGGTGGCTTCGCGCGCCGACGTGCCGTGGTTGGTGAGGGTGGCGATGGCGCCGCCGACCTCGGCGAATTTCAGGTGTGCGGAGGCGGCGATCGGCAGGACCGTCGACAGTGATCCGGCGAACTCGGCGAACGTCATCTTGCCGTGGCCGACGGCGGCGATCATCTGGTTGGTGATGGTCACGGCCGCCGACGCGGGCATGTGGTAGCTCTTGAGCGCAGAGGTCACCGCGTTGGTGACCTCCGCGAGCGGAGCCTGCTCCGCGCGGGCGCCCTGCGCCGCCACTCGCAGCACCTCGAGCCCGGCCTTGCCGTGGAACCCGGCGGACTCCACCATGTACATGCCGTCGGCGAGTTCCTTGGTGCCGGTGCCCGTCTGTACGGCGACGCTCTTGACCCCGTCGGACACCATTTTCAGCTTGCCCTGCGACTCGCCGGCCGTGGTGACGAGCTTTTGCATCGACGCCTGGAAGTCGCCGGCCATCTTGACGCTAACGGCCGCGATGCCCAGTCCAGCAATGGTGGTGGCCTTGCCGACCTTGGTCATCATGCCGCCGAGGCCGCCCATGCGCTGCGTAAAAGACTCGCCGCGCACCGCCGCCTCACCCAGGCCGCGAGCGAACGGGGCGGTCTCCACCCGGAGGACAGCGAACAGGTCGGCAACCTCAGCGCCCATGGCGAACCCCCTTGGCAATCGATCAGGGGCCGCTACGGTGTGGCGGCATGAGAACACGAAGAGCAGCGGCAGCGTTGGTGTTGTGTGCGGGAATGGCCCTGGCGGGCTGCGGGAGCAGTGGCGGTTCGACAAGCCCGGCCAGTAGTCCAGCGGAGCCGGTCCCTCAGGAGGTGCGGGACCTCGACGTAGCCGACTTCGGCAACGCCAGCGCGCAGGCCGCCTACGACAAGGCGTTCACGACCCTGTCCGGACGCTGCAAAGAGAAGGGCGTAGGACTCGCCAACGAAGTCGGCGAAGTGCTGAAACTCCTCAAGGAGAGCGGCGTGCACGACGAGACCCGGCTCACCGTCATGCAGCACATGACCCAGTCCATCCCCGCCGGCCAGAAGATGAGCTGCGCCGACATCGGCGGCGCCTACGTCACCCTGCGCACCACCTGATCAGATACGTGGCCAGCCCGGGCGGTACACCATCTGGTACAGCTGCGGAGCGACGACCCGCACTCCGAAATCGAAGGCGGGCTTCAGGAACGGGTACGTCGCGCCGTTTTTCAGGCCCGTCTCCAGGTACAGCCCGTACTTGCTGGACTGGGTGCGCCCGTAAGGCGGGGTGAAGCCGACCCCGGTGCCGACTCTCGTCTCCCACCCGCCGCCCGTGAACACCACCGGCGAGTGGGTGATGGAGCGCCGCAGCGTCCCCGAGACGACCGCCGGACCCGACCCGGGCCGGGCCGGTGTCGGCGTGCCGCGCTTGTGCGCCCCACTGCTGGCGTTGATCTTCGCCTGTCGTTCGACGGCCTGGGCGAGCCGGACCAGGACCGTGCGGGACTTCTTCTGTGCGTCTGCGTTGATCTCGGCGAACAGGCGCGTGAACATGCCCGGTCGAAGTTCCGGCACCGCAATCACCCCCGGCTCTGGCGGTCGGCCTTGCGGCGTTCCCGTTCCATCTCGCGTTCCTCGTACTGCCCGACCATGCCGAGGAAGTCGAGGGTGTATCTGCGCACGTACATGGGTGTGGCCTGCAACTGCTCCCACGACCAGTGCATGCGGCGCATCAGCAGGAAGTCCGCCCACTCCGGGGGTGCGCTGTCTCCGGCCCAGGTGCCCTCGATGATGGACTCGACCGGGATGAGGACGTCCTCGTAGTAGGGGCTGCCGGGCCCTACTGAGGGTTTGTGACGCGGCCGATCTCCTCCATGACGCGGTTGAGGATGACCATGGGGAGCTTCGCGACGTTCTCTGCGGTGACCTTGCCGAGGCGGGGCTGTGTGCCGCCTTCGAGGCGGGCGAGGATGTCGGCGGGGTCGGCATCGGGGTCGATGTCGAGGCTGTCGCCAGGGCTGAACGCCTCGTAGACCTTCCAGGCGACGATGAGACCAGCCATCATTTTGTAGCCGGCGTCATTGGCGGCCTTCGGGTCGACGGGCTCGCCGTTCTCCTTGAGTTCGACGTCCTCAGGGGTGAGGTCGGCGGGCGGCAGGAGCTGCGGGTTCTTCATGAGTACAGAGCAGCCTTCGCCCAGGTCGGGAAAGGCCATCAGTACATACGGGTTGGTGTAGCCCGGCATGGGTGGTTCTCCTAGCGGGTGAGGGCGTTGAGGGCGTGGACCCTGGCCGTGCCGCGACGCCCTCACGCACGACACAGCCAGGGAGTAGAAAAGCGCAGGTCAGGGCTAGTACGCCGCCGAAACGTAGTTCTTCAGGATGGCCTGCACAGACCCGGAGTCGGTGGTGTTGTAGACGCCGTTGATCTCGAAGTCGGCCTGCACGTAGGTGCCGGACACGTCGGGCTTGCCCTTCGACCAGCCGCCCTGCGTCGTGGTGATCGTCAGGGATGCGCCGCCCGCGTCGACGCCCGCGCCGATGGGCTGGACCAGGGCCATGCTGGTCGGGTTGCCCTGGAGCGCGTTGAGGTACAGGTTGTAGTCCGCGTCCGACTCGTAGATCGCCTTGTAGGTGATGTCCGCATCGAGGACGCCGGTGAACACTTCGCGGGGCTGCTGGCTGCCGTTGCTGGCGTGGATGGCCTCGCCCGGGCGCTTGAGCGCCAGGTCGTAGGACAGGCCGCGCGTACTGGTGGCGCCGGCGTTGGTCATGGCGAACTGCCAGCCGAGGAACGGCGGCGGCTCGCTGAACGCGGGGGTCGCACTTTGGACCGAGCCGATCCAGCCGATGTACTTGGCGCCGACGGTGGCGATGCCCTTCGGGTCGACCTTGAGGGAGACGTCGGTCAGCATGCAGCCCGGGTAGCCCCAGGCCTCGAACGCGTTGTGCTGGGTGAGGCTGTAGGTGGGCTTGGCGGCGGACGCGGACTGCTTGAAGGTGTGGGTGGTCTGGCTGAGGACGGCGACGGCCGAGGTGTGGGCGAACGTCAGGCCGCCCGCGGGGGTGACGATGGGGATGGTGAACGGTCCCACGCCAGTGGGGGTGCCTGTGGTGGCGTACTCGATCTTGGCGCCGGTGTCGATCTGGATGGTGGAGCCGAGCGGGATCGTCGCGGCCGTGGTGATTGACGTGGCGCCCGCGGTCGTCGACGCCGACAGGGTCGTCGTCACGCCCGGGGTGACAGTGTCGGGGCCGATGATCCGCAGCGCGTAGCCGACCGAGTCGGGGTAGGCGTTCCACTCCAGGTCGACCGTCGAGTCCCCGGCGCCCTGGTACAGGCCCTGCAGGTTCGAGTCGTTGTTGCGGTACGACTCGTCACGCAGCGGGTCGTAGCCGATCTCGAAGTCCAGCTTCGTGCACGGCAGGTAGTACGTGGGGGTCAGCCACGTTCCCTGGGTGGCTTCCTTGGCCAGGCCCACATATGCGAGCCGCCCGAGAAGGGTCATCGCGGCTCACCTCCTTCGGTGTCCGCCGCGGTCGCCCGCCGGGTCTTGGTGGTGGTCTTGGGCTGCGGCGCCTCGTCGGCGGCAGGCTGCTCGGGTTCGTCGTCGACGGGTGTCCAGCCGTCGAGGAGCACGGGGTGTTCGTGGACCTCGCCGACCTCGACCCGGACGGGCGGCTCGCTGGCGAACGTCCAGGCGCTGCCGGTTGTGTTGCGTTGACGGACGGGCGGCTGTTCGGTGGGGTCGGGGCTCACGGTGGACTCCTGCGACAGGGAGGGGGCATGGAAAAGGCCCCCGCGAGACGGGAGCCGAAGGAGAGGGAGGGGCAGGTCAGGACGTGTAGTCCTTGTCGTCCGCCTGGTAGGTGATGGTTGCGCTCAGGTCGGCCTTGGCGAGCATCGACTGCTCCGGATCGGCGAAGTCGACGGCGATGGCGTTGGGGTCCTGGGCGACGCTCATGAAGCGGGCGCCGTGCGTCTTGTCGAGCGGGAACGTGAGGACCGGCCCGCTGATCCGCCGAAGGACCAGCTCGACCGCGGCGTCGAAGTCCCGCTGTACGGATTCGGCTTGGCCGGACGGTGACGACTGCGGCCAGTACAGGCGCAGCACGAACGGATAGTGGTTGATCATCCGGTTGAAGCCGAAGCGCTCCGCCCGGATCTGTCCGCGCGTCACATACAGTCGCCGCTGGCGTTGCGCCGGGGTGCGTGGCACATACGCCTGCACCACATCGAACGGTCCGCCGTAGGCCGTCAGCAGCCCCGGTAGGCCGTCCGTGGCGTCGTAGGCGGCCAGCCATGCCGCCTCGCGATCGACGGCGTCAGCACTGCTCACCAGATCCGGAGTGCTCACCAGCCACCACCCTCACGTGCGCTGGTAGTTGCAGAGGATCTTCTCCGCCTGCGCGGAAAGCGCCCCCGGATCGTGGGAGAACTGCGTACCGGCAGGGTCGATCTCGCCCAGCACCAGCGAGGCGGTGAGCAGCTTGCAGGCGCGCATCAGGTCGGCCGGCACGGTGGTGTAGCCGCCGTCGTAGGTGACGCGGATCAGCGAACCGGGGGGCAGGAACGTGCCGAGCTGGAACCAGATGTGACCGGAGTCCGGCTCAGCGCCGACGATCTGCGCCGGCGCGATCTTCTGCGAACCGCCATAGGACTGGAAGATCGTCACCGTCAGGTTGGCGTAGGTCCACATCTCCGGGTAGCGGGGCGCGAACTCATTCAGCCACACATGCCGGACCAGATCGGTGCCAGTGCCGCCCATCGCCGAGGCGTAGGACGCGCCGACGGTGGCCTGCAAGCTCATCGGCATGTCCGTGCCGCCGGACAGTTCGTCCGGGTCGATGCCGGTGGCCCGGTGGGTTTCCGGCACGCTGGCGAACGGTGCGAGCCGGCGTCCGGCGATGCCCTCACACTGGCGAGTCGCCTCGCCCATCAGCGTGCTGAGGGCGTCGGGCGCGTAGTCGCGGACCAGGTCGGCGAACTGCCCGGTCTGCATGTCCGCCGACGTCGCGAGCGGGACCGGGGAGTCCGCGGTCATCGGCTACTCCTCGACGGGTGCGGGCTTGCGGGCGGACGTCTTGCGGGCCGCGGCCTTCTTCGCCGCGGGCTTGGCCTCCGGCTCGGGCTCGGCGGCCGGTTCACCCTCCGGCGCGTCGGGGTCGATCTCCGACAGCTCCGGGGTTTCACCGCTGTCCGGCTCCGGCTCGGGTTCGGGATCCGGGGCGACCTGGGGATCCTCGGCCAGCTCTGCATCGGCCGGGGTGTCGACGACGGAGAAACCGCCGTCCGGGATGGCCAGCAGGATGACAGCCTGCTCGTAGGGCACCGGGACGACCGCGCCGTCCTCGGGCCACGTGTTGCCGAAGCTGTCGGCTCCGGCCTGGGACTTGTGGACGTTGACGTCCATGAGTGCGCCTCCTTGGCGCCGCACGGGACCGCGGCGAGCAGCAGCGGTCCCGTGCGGGGTTGGAACGGTCAGAGGCTCGGAGACACGCGGGCGAGCCGGCCGAGATACTTCTGCGCCCGCACAGCAAGGGTCGTGTCGCTGACCAGGGCGAACGGCAGGCTGTCCGGCGAAGTCGCGGTCGGGTAGACATCCAGGGGGATGGCCTCGCGAACCCGGGGGCGGACCACGAAGTTCCGGTCACGGGACATCAGGTAGATGTTCTCGTGGCCGGTCGCCGGCGGCAGCATCGACGCGTTGGTGCCGACGTAGGTCGCCGGGGGGTTCGCCGGGGCGGTGGCGCCGTTCTTCGGGGTCAGCTTGGCGCCGTCGTCCACGATCGAGGTGGTGAGGATCGGGGTGATGCCGTCGGCGGCGAGTCCGACAGTGGCGTCGACGTAGCCGAGGAACGTCTCGGTGTTGGTCGCGGTGGCCCGGTAGACCTTGTACAGGATGGGCTGCGCGCCCTCCAGGCCGGTCGGGGTCGAGAACGACAGGGTGACGGTCGAGGTGGCGCCGGTGGTGACCTGGGAGACCTCAGTGGAGACGGGGATCTCGCCCTGGCGTGCGACGACCGCCGACACCTTGTAGTAGTAGGTCGCCGCGGCGAGGGTGCCGCCGGTGGTGGCGGTCGCCGAGCTGACGGTGCCCATCGAGAAGCCGCGGCCCTGCAGGAAGCTGGACTTGATGATGGGGATGTTGCGGTAGGTCGGCACGATCAGACCGGCGGCGATCTCCGTCTTGTCGGCGAACCACTGGTTGGCCTGCAGCAGCTGCGACAGCTTGCTGTTCGCGCTGGAGCTCATCACGAACATCCAGCTCGAGTCGAACACCTGCATGGCGGCGTTCGTCTCGACCATGTCGATCAGCTGGTCGAGGTGGCGCAGGGCCAGGGTCGCGCCGGCCTCGTCGATGGCGTTCTGGTTGCTGCCGGAGAACGTCGAGATCTGGCTGTCGAGGCCGTCGAACTGGGGCTGTGCGCCGGACAGGGTGGAGGTGGCGTTGCCCCACAGGAGGGCGGTCTCCATGTCCCAGTAGGTGCCCTTGATGGCGCCGTCGACTTCGGACTGACGCAGGTTGCCGATGACGTCCTGGGTGACGGCCTGCGCGTAGCCGGTGACGCCGCCGACGACCTGCAGGTGCTTCATGGCGAAGTTGGACTGCACGTAGGTGCTGTTGGCCATGACGGTCGCGCCACCGTCGATGACGAAGCCGCCGGACGCGTTCTGGGTGCGCTGGTTGAACGTGTAGATGTCCGCGTTCCACGGGATCGACGGGATGGAGCGCACCAGCGGCGAGTAGCGGCGCTGGTACTCGACCAGAACGGGGTCGATGACCTTCGGGACGAGGGCGGAGGCTCCGGCGGCTGTCAGCGCCTCGCGGAGTTCGGTGTTGGTCACGGTGATGCCTCTCTAAGCAGCTGGGTATGGCGAAGCCCCGCACCACAGGGGTGGGCGGGGCCGGGTGACCATTTCTGCCGAGCGGCACCAGCAGGGCTGGCGGTCCAGGGTGAGGTGCCCGGCGACTGCCGGGCGGGGTGGGTCAGCCGCGGGTGCGGGCGCCGAAGACGTGCTGCTCCAGAGCGGGCCCGAAGTACTGGGCGCGCTCCTCGTCGGTGTAGGTGTGCGCGGGCTTGTCGGGCCAGTCGGCAGGCATGCCATGCCCGTTGAGGCCGCCGCCCTGACCGGCCGGGGCGGAGTGCTCGGTGACGGGAACGGCGAGGCCCTTGCGGGTCGGCGGGCCCTGGCGCTCGACGTGCTCCTGGATGGCCTGCGGCATGGCGGCGGCGATGCCTTCGGAGACGAGGCGGGCGATGCGCTGGTCGTCGGTCTCAGCGACCGCGACGGGGGCGGCTTCGGCGACCGGTGCGGCCGGGGCCGACTCGGTCGTCGGGGCTGGGGCCATCTTGGTGACGAGGCCGGTGATGGCGTCGGTGAGCTTGTCGAACTTCGCCGACAGGGCGTCGAGGCCGCTGTCGGTGCCCGGGGTCTCGGCCGCCGGGGTGGGGGTGGACTCCGCCATGGCGGGCTCCTTCTCCTGGGTGGGGGTTTCGGCGGCCGGGGTTTCCGGTGCCGGGGTCTGGGGGGCGGTCTCCATGGCGTCGTCGTCCTCGGCCATGCAGTGGACGCACGACTCGCAGCCGCACGGGCAGGCGCCCGGGACGGCGGGGATCGCGCAGCCGCAGTTGCAGGGGCACGGCGCGCCGGCGGCGGTCGCGGTGCCGTCTCCGCTGCCCATGTCGTCGTCGGTGTCCTCACCGGGCGCGCCGGGGACGTCGATGTCGCCATCCATGTCCGGGTCGATCTGGGCGGCTGCACCCAGGGCGCCGGCCATGGCCGAACGGCCGACGCTCATGAGGTCGTGCGCGTCAAGGAGCGTGGACGACACGGTTACGGTCGTTGGCCCATTCGTGAGGGAGACGTACAGACTGCCCTGCGGCGACGCGACGTCCATGTCCCAGCACTCCGCGAGCGCCTCGGTCACTGCGGTGGCCGGGTCGATCAGCCATCCCTCCGCAGTTGCCACGGTCACCCCGAACGACTTCAGGGCCTTGGTGATGCGCTGCTTGATGCGCTTGAGCTGCGCGGACGTGTAGAGGCGGGCGTTGTCTGCCTGACCGACGAAGGCCCAAGCGCTCTTGGCGTGAGCCTTCGTGTCGACGGGATACCGCTTCTTCTTGTCCTTCTGGTAGCCGGGGTCGGCGTACACCACATCGCCGTAGGGCTTGCTGGTGTCACCGCCCGCGTCCGCTTCTTCGATGGTCGCTGTCACCAGCGCCTCCTGAACTGACTCGGTGATCAGCACCCGACCATCGGATGCGGATTCCGCAGGCGATGTGCCGGCGGGAGTGAACGTGTCGATCGCAGCGCCGGGGACGCCGGGCTTCCTCGTGAAGTCCAACCCGTCGATTTCCAGATCACTCCCGGCCTCTTGAGGCTGACCGTCGGGGCCAATCTCGCGGCGCACCTTGCCGATCCAGGCGCCCCGGATGGATACGCCCTTGAGGAAGGCGGGGGTGCCACGGGGATCGATGAGGGAGGCGATCTTCCTGCCCTCGTCGGTGTCGGCGATCTGCGCGGCGAAGCGAGCTGACCCGTCGTCGGCGAGCGACACCGACGAGAGGAGCCCGACGATGCATCGGGAGTCATCGTCGGCGCTATGGGAGGTGAGCATCACGGCCGGGTTGGTGCCGGTGGCGATCCGTTCGGAGAGTCGGGCCACTGCCTTCGCGATCACGTCGGGCGAGTAGTAGCGGCCGTTCTTGCTGATGCCCGGTACGAGGGCGGTTCCTTCGATGGTGGCGATCGACTTGACCACAGGGTCACCTCCCGATCAGGGCGATTGACGTCTGCGGGTACATCGGCGTGGTGCCGCCGAGGGTCCAGGTGACGCGGCACCAGTGCGGCAGGACGAGGGCGGCGCTGCTGGTGGTGACGTTCGGCATATGGAGGCCGAGGTAGGCGGTGCCGCGTCCTGCGACCGTGGTGAGCTGAGTGATTTTCGCGATGGACGGGTACCAGTTGCCGTCCGGGTCCTGGATGTCGATCTGGACGTCCAGGGTTGGGGTGGTGCCGGTCGGGGTGCCGGTCACGTTGACCATGAGGGCGAGGTCGGTGGTGCCTTCGCAGGTGATCGCCCCGCTGTTGCCGGTCGCGGTCAGGGTGGTGCTCGTTGTCGCGGCTCCGGCCAGGTTCCACAGCACCCGAGCGATCGGGTGGTACATCGACATGCGCCCTCCTCGGGCCGTAGAAGAGGGTTAGCTGAACCAGTTGGCGAAGCTCGCCAGGCTGACATCTGCGGCATAGCAGCAGCGGCACGCAGGGTGGGTTGGAAGGCGCGGCACGTCGGCGGTGTGCCACGGGCTTCCGGTCTCATAGCCGAGGCAGGACTCGCAGACTCTGCCATCGCCTGCCGTGATGACGTCGACGCCGCTGACGCCCTCGGATCGGTACAGGTCGAGAGCGCCTTGGTCGGCTGCGGTGGTCATTGCCCAGTCGACGACGAACGCCACGGCTTCCGCGTCGCTGGAGGTGAGGACGTCCATGGCGGCGTCGATCATCTCGTCGCGGGAGGATCCGTCTTCGGCGCCCTGCGCGAGGACTCGGCCGAGGTCGGCGGCGGCCCGGTCAATGGTCCGTCCGAGCCATCCGCCGGTGTCGGCCCAGATCTCGTCGAGGCGTTCCAGCGAGTCGTAGGCGTGCTGGAACGCGATGTTCCAGTCGAGGCCGATGCGGCTGGCGCGCTCTGCCGCGATGGCGACGGCGTTGACCATTCCTTCGGCGCGGCCTGCTGCGATGGCGTCGCGCAGGAGGTTGCGGAGCTTGGAGAAGCCTGTGAGGTCGGCCAGTGCATGCAGCATGTTCGTGGCTGCGGCGAGGGCTTCGGCGCGGATGCTGGCCTTGTCCTGGTCGGCCTCATGGAGTCCGGCGTTCTGCCGGAACCTGTCGACCGTCGCGGCGATGGCATCCCGGTCGATGAGGTCCCGCCACACGGCGGCCACCAGCGGCACGTGCTTGGCCTGCTGCTCCTCACGGCGTTGGAAGAGGAGCGCCCACATGCCTTCGAGCTTGCCGAGATCGATGGTGACTTCGAGGATCCGCGGATCCTCGGCGTGCTCGACGGCGAGTTGAACGGCGGCGGTGCAGGCGGCCCGTACCCGTTCCGTCATCGGGCCGCCGGAGACTGCCCAGCCGGCGGCGAACGCCTCACGGGTTGGCCCCTCGATGGGATGCGCCACAGCACCCCCTACGATCAGCCGATCCGCTTCTTGATGAGCGCCGGTACGTCTTTGGCCCGCAGCGGGTGCGGCGGTTCGGGTGGCGGTTCAGGCGGCACGCTCATCGACACCTCCGGGCAGGGTGGCTAGCGCCTCGCGGAGCCTCGCTTTGTATCGGGCGTGCAGCGACTCGACGGGCGGGGGCTCCGGCTCTGGCTTTGCGGGCTCGGCCGGCTTCCCCGGTGGCGCCTTGCCTGCGAACGTCGCGAGCTGCGGCGGCACCGGTGCCGGCTCGGGCTTTTCCACGGCGATCGGCTCGCCATGCGCTGGCGCGGCTGGCTCCAGAGCGGTTCCTCGGAGCTTGTTCGCGACGAACGCCTTAGATGCGGCGTCCATGTCGGCCCACTTCACCAAGTTGGCGCGGTCGATGAGCACCGGCTGGTCGCCACCCTCGACCGGGGGTTCGCCGATGTCGGCGCGGGCCCGGTTGAGGGTCCATTCGCCGTTGCGGATCCGCATGTCGCGGATGTCCTCGACGGTCTTGGAGTCCCGCATGTCGACGTCCTTGAACTGGATCTTCCAGCCTTCGATGCCGAATCCGAGCTTCGCCAGATGCCAGTTCAGGGCCTCCAGGACCAGTTCGGCGATGGGCTGGCAGGTGTTGACTCGGAACGTCTTGTCCTGCTCCTCACCTGTGCCCCCACCCAGGTTCCCGGACTCGATGACGCCGACCTTCGCCGGGGGTACGCCGTAGCAGGACAGGATCTCGTCACGGCGCTGGTCGAGGTACTTGATGTAGTCGACGGTGCGCGAGGTCGACAGTTCCTTGACGCCCGCGCCGCCCTTGGTGGTGATCGGGACCCCGATGTTTTTCGGCCCGACGTTGCGGGTCATGTACTGGGCGGTCCACTTGTTCATCTCGCCCTGGGACGTCCCGGCGGGATGGTCGGCCCAGATCTGCGGCGGGTTGCCCTTCCGGAAGATTTCCTTCGCCGTGGCAGCGCCGAACAGGTAGCCGGTGATCGGGAGCATCGCAGCCTGCGTCGGCGACACGCCGAAGATGCTGGACCGCGGCGAGTCCAGCGAGATGTGGATGACCTCGCGCGGATCGAACTCCGCCCGCTGGCCAATCTCCGTGAGCTGCACGTACCGGATGACCTGCCCATGCGCGTCCGTGATGGGCAGCATGCTCGGGCAGTCCAGCGAGTACAGGGCCACGGGCTGCGCGCCGACCCACACGACCTCGAGGTAGGCGTCGCCGAACACTTCCAGGTCGGCGATGACTCCCCGCAGAATCTTGGTGATCGATTCACTCGGGTTGCAGTACGCCAGCATCCGCTCCAGCGCGATGACCTCGGCGGGCTTCGGCGGCTGCTCCTCCTCCGCGCCCTCCGTGGGCTCCCACTGCATGACGAGGCCGCCGGCCGTGATGGTGCGGGCGATCGCGTTGACGCAGGCCCACGCCCACGGGCATGCAAGGTAGGCGTCATTGAGCTGGGTCAGAAGTGAGCGGCGGTCCGAGCCGGTTGAGGCGCCGAGACCCTGGTCCCACTCGGACAGGCCGCCGGTGCCGACGCCGTACTCGAAGCCCGTCCGGTCCGGAAGCCTCTCGGGTGTCGACCTGGCGGTCTCCGTGACTTCCGCATCGGCGCCGGTGACACTCTGCCACCAGGTCTTGAGACTCATCCGGAGGTCACCGTCCCTCCGGGTTTGGGGCCGTCGTCTTCATCGAGGGACAGCCACCAGTCGGCGCCATCAGCGGTCTGGCGTACCGCCATGGCGCCACCGGCGATCGGCGTAGCTAGGAGCACGGCTGGGTCCGGAATGGCGTCGAGGATCAGGAACTCGGGGCCGGCGCCGAGGTTGAGCAGTAGGTAGCGCAGGGCGTCAGGTGCGTGGTCTTCGGCTTTGCTGTCGGCGTCTTCGGGGTCGCCTGTGGTGGCGTGCGGGAGTGCGGACAGGGTGCGGATGAGTTCGCCGCAGGTGGTGAATACGTGGATCAGCGGGCAGGTCTGCCAGCCCATGGCCCGGTGGTGGGCGCAGGCGGGCCCTTCGGCGAGGTAGGAGTGGACGCGCTGCCAACCAGCGACACGGCCACCCTTGCCCGCGGGAGTGAGGGGCACGCCGTTGTCTGCGTACACGGTGGCGACGGGCTTGGCGTCACCGCGGGTGGCCCACATGGCGTCATCGCCATACCGGACGGCAACGTGCTCGCCCTCAGCTTCGGCGGCGAGGATCCGCTTGGCCTGGTCGCTTTCGCCGACCTGGGTGGCGTAGATCTCGCGGTAGACCCAGACGCGCTTGTCTTCGTCCTGTGCGGCCCACAGGGTGCACCAGGGCGCGGTGTAGCCCCAGTCGATGCCGTTGTACCGCTTGATCGACGCGGGGAGCGCGATGGGGTCGAGGGTGTGCCGGTCGTGCCGCCACTCGGGGAACATCATTCCGGCGAACTGGTCCCAGTCTCCGTCGCGCATTGCTGCGCGGCGCTGCGGGTCGGGGATGGAGTTGAGGCGCTTGTGGTAGCCGTCGTCGAGGTGCGGGTTGTCGGTGGCCTTGGCCTGCACGAACTTGACGGTGAGGCCTTGATCGTCGGTGACGGTGCGCTGCCCGTGGTTGGTGCCGTCGATGTAGCGGGCCTTGACCTGGGCGTGCGAGGGGCCGCCCGGGTTGCAGGTGGAGCGGGTGCCGAGGACGGGCACGCCGCTGCCGGAGCGCAGTCGCTCGAACTTGATGATGTCGACGACGCCGGGCGGCATGAGGGTCGCTTCGTCAACGAGCAGGAGTTGGTAGGCGCCGCCCTGCCGGCGGGAGGCATCGGCGGCGTTCTCCATGTACCGGAACCGGAACAGCGACCGGTTCGGGAAGCGGAGCTCCCGGTCGGTACCGTTCCACCGGCCGCCGAGTGCGGCCCCGTACTCGAAGTGCGCGAGCACCGGGAAGATGGACTCGGCAAGTTCGTCGTAGGTCCGCCGCAGTAGCAGGACCCGCATGCCGGGGTGGCGGGCGCAGGCCCGAAGGCCCTCGGCGACGATGGCGAACGACTTGCCGCCACCACTCGCCCCGCCATACAGGACGTCGTCCTCGGTGGCGGCGTGGAATTCGGCCTGCTGTGGGTGCGGGTCGTAGCCGATCAGGTCGAAGACGTCGAGTTTCGACATGCGCTCGGCTTCACGCTGGTCGAATTCAGCCTGAAGGCCACGGAGCTTCTTCAGCTTCTCCAGCTTCGCCGTCACCAGCGGCGAGCCCGGCACGAGCAAGCTCGGACTCAAGCTTGGCGATCTGCGCGTCGAGGGCGTCAACGGTCAGCACCTCCAGCTTGATGGCGGTGTTGAGGCCGAGGTACTTCGCGCGCTGGTCGAGGATCTTCAGGCACGTCTCGATCGCCCGGGAGTCCCCCTCCATCGCCTTGGGCCAGATCGCCCGCTGCATGGCGTCGAGGCGGCTGAGCTCCAACTCGCGCCACGCTTCGATGGCGAGGCCCTGCTGGATGACGTTCTGCTCGAGAGCGCGCTGGACGTCGGTGTAGGCGGAGCCCTTGTGGGAGTAGCCGAGGGCTTTGGCGATCTCGTCCCAGGTGGCGCCTTCGATTTTCATCTGGACGGCTTTGGTGCGGCGCTCGGCGGTGACGACGGCGCGGGCTTTCCTGGCGACCATGGGGCATCTCCCCTCAGGTGATCCAGTGCTTGGGGAGCCGCGGCGGTGCGGGCTCTTCGGCGGGCACGGACTTGGGCGGTGGTTCGGGGGTGCAGTCGCAGCCCGGGAGGTCCGCAGCGTTGGGCGCGGTGCACGCCTTGGTGTGGACGAGGACCGCGGCGGCCTGGTTGATCGCGTGCGCACCGCAGGCGAACACCGGCCTCGTGCACTCTTCGGGCTGTGGTAGCGGCCCGAAGTCGGGGGTGGGGAGTTGCGGGTCGGCGAGGAGGAGACGCTCGTCCCGCCTGCCCTGCTCCAAGGAGACGTGCGCGGCCAGTTCGTCGTCGGTCAGGCGGCGCAGCCAGTGCACCCACGCCTCATTGCCGCATGCGGCGCACACCAGGCCAGCAGGCTGCGCAACGGGGGCGGGGGCGGACTCGGGGGCCGGAAGGAAGTCGGTCACGGTCGCCTCCTTAGCTGAGTCCGTACCACTGGGAGCCCCAGCCCTGGCTGGCCAGGGTGGCGTTCATGGTCGACAGCGTGATGCTGGCGGGCAGGGCGGTCCATGTGCTGCTGGTGATGAACCCGATGTTGAGGTGCGGGGCGGTCAGGTTGGCGTTCGTTGTGATGCCTCCGCCGCTCGCTTTGAAGTTGAAGCTGCCGGTCCAGGTGCCGTTCAGCAGTAGGGCGATGAAGTATTCGCCTGCCGGGGCGGCGTAGCTGCCGGTAAAGGCTTTGGTCTGGACGGTGGCGCTCATGAAGGCGCTGGACAGGTCTGCGGTCGTTGCCTGCAGCGTGCCGTTGGAGTCGTACAGGCCGAGGTAGCAGTTGGTGAATGCGGCGCCGGCGTCGATTGCTGAGATGCCGTACAGGATGTTGCTGAGTGTGGCTGGGCTGCGGAGGACCAGTCGCTGGAGTGTGATGCGTCCGGCGATCGCGAAGTTGGCGCTGGCCAGTGTGGCGGTGGTTCCCGCGAGGACGGGGTTGTAGGTGGCCCATGTGAGGCCGTTGTCTGCTGCTACCCAGTTCCCCGATGCGTGGACGTGGCCAGCATCTGCCGCTTTCCCGGTGACGCCGGCCGCTGCGGTGGCTGCGACGGGCTGGATGTCGGTCGCGGTCCCGTCGAGCTGGACCAAGCCTGCGGCGCCCGTCGTGGCGGTGGGTAGCGCCTGCCAGGTTGCGGCCGACGCGCCGGTGGCACGGGGTACGTAGCCGGTGGAGGGGGCGCCTGTGACTGCTACGCCGTTCACCTTGGCGACTGTCGGCCCCGGGTAGGTGCCGGTGAGGTCGCCAGTGGCAGAGCCGTTCGGTGGAACGCTTGCGGGGTCCTGCCAGGTGGCGGCCGTACTGGAGGTGGCGGCGATGACCCGCCCGGTTGCCGGGGTGCCGCTCACGGTGACGCCGTTGACCTTCGCCACCGTGGGCGCCGGGTAGGTACCCGACAGATCCCCGGACGCCGCCCCGGTGGATCCGTTACTCATCGTCATACCGCTGGCCGGCCACGCGCCAGCGGCCTTCGGGCCGTAGACGACGATCGACGCCGGATAGCTGGCGATGTCGACGTAGAAGTCACCGTCGAAGCCGACGGTGTTCGACGGTGCCCCACTACCGCTGAGCCAGCCCGAGCCGCGAGGGCCCGAGGTGCCGTTGGAGGAGATGGTCACGGACATTGCGAGCCGCACCTCCCCCTAGGCAACGGCGGCCCAGAAGCCGGACGCCAACGTGTTGGCGGATGGCGTGAGGGTCGGCAGTGAGGTGCGGGTCGTGCCGTTGGTCGCGAACCTCGCTGCCGACGCCGTCACGCCGACGTTGATGAGCGTTCCGATGCCGGTGATGCCGACTCCGGCAGGTCGCGGCATCTGAGGCGCGGTGGCTGCAACGAACACGAATGCGACCCAGTAGAGGCTGCCGGCGGTAAGCGATGCCGCCATGGCCGTGGCCTTGGTGCCGGTGGAGAGAACATCGGAGTCCACGCCGGCCGATGCCAGCAACGTGCCGCTGGAGTTGTAGATGCCGACGAAGTTCTGACCTGCGGTTGGCGTCACTGCCACCGACGAGACGTGCCAGTACAGGGTGGTGCTGGTGAACGTCTCAGCTGGGTAGATGGCGCTCAGGAACAGCGTCTGACTGGTCGCAGTCGCAGTGTTAGCAGCAGAGGCCGGGTCGAAGGTCCACGCCTTGACGTTGCTGTTGATCGGCTGCGGACTGCCGAAAGCGTTGGCGGATGTGGCCAGGTTCCCGGTGAGCTTCCCGCCGGCCAATGCCAGGTAGGTGGCGTCGTTGTAGGACTTGCGGGCGAGGGATGTGCCGCCTGCGGGGTCGGCTGATGCTGCGGGGGCCGCGGTGAAGGTGTTGGCGCCGCCCCAGGTCTGGTTTCCGGCGAGGAGTCCGACGCCGGTGGTGGGGTGTACGTGACCAGCATCGGCTGCGAGTCCGACCGCGCCGGCGGCTTGCGTGCCGAGCGCGGCGATGTCGCCTGCGGTGCCGTCGAGCTGCACGATGCCTGCGGTCGAGGTGCTGGCGGTGGGGAGTGTCGGGGTTCCGTGGGCGTGGTCGGAGTGGGCGACGGTGGCTGCGGTGCCGTTGGCGGAGGCCGCGGCGAACGTGGTCTGGGCCGTGACCGCGCCGAAGCCTTCACGGGCGTGGACGTGATCGGAGGCCGCGAACGTGGTGGCGACGCCGGTCGCCTGGGTGCTGGTGACGGCGGATGCGGCGGGGGCTGCGGCGGCGGCCATCGGGTGGACGTGGTCGCCGCGGGCCGGGGTCGTGGCGGTGCCGACGGCTGCGGCGGTGCCGATTGCTTCGGTGGTGGCGGGTGCGCTGCCGGTGAGGGCGACGCTGCCGTGGGTGTGGTCGCCGCGCGAGTACGTGTTGGCGGCGCCCGCACCGGATGCCTGACTGTAGGCGGTTTCGGCGGTGACCGTTGTCGCGGCTGAGGCTGAGCCTGAGGGGGTCTGCCAGGTGGCGGCGGTAGTGGATGTCGCGGTGGGCACCTGCCCGGCCTGGGGTGTGCCGGTGACGGCGATCCCGTTGACCTTGGCGACGGCCGGGTTGGGGTAGGTGCCGGTGAGGTCGCCGCCTGCTGGGCCGGTCGCACCGTTGGTCATGGTGACGCCGCTGGCCGGCCATGCTCCGGCCGCCTTGGGCCCGTAGAACGTGACGGCGGTCGGGTAGGTGGCGATGTCGACGTACATGTCGCCGTTGATGCCGACCGTGCTGGCGGGCGCGCCGGAGCCGTTGAGGACCGAGTAGCCGCGCGGGCCGCTGGTGCCGCCTGCGGAGACGACGACTACGACGTCACTGATGACGGTCACGGCACCCCCTACGGTTGTGCGACGGGGTTGGCGTAGAACGTCCCGGCGACGAGGCAGGTGGCGTCGGTGAGGGCCTGGTCCATCCACAGCGCGTAGGGCTTGCCGCCTGCGGGGACGGCTGCCGTTGCGGTGGGGCTGAGGACGACTTGGACGGTGGCGGCGACGGTGTCGATGACCATGTAGCCGTAGGCGTTGGCCGCAGCGCTGGTCACGGACCAGATGACGGTGCCGCTGGTGGCGGTGGTGGTGCGCACGACGAACTCGAACGTCTTGTTCGTGATCGTCATCGGGGTGCCGTCGGCGTTTTTGAGGACGAACGTCGCAGCCCACTGACCCCCGGCTGAGGCGGACACGTTCCACTGGTTCGGCAGTGCCGCCACAGCGTCACCGCCTCTCGTTGTGCTCCCGGCCGTCGAGCGAGTGGTGGACGATGAGCCAGCCCATCGACCCGTCGTCGCGTTTCACCGGTAGGACGTCGGGGCCGCACAGGCAGTCGGGTTCGTCGCTGGCCCGGTCGTGCTCGATGACGTCACCGACGGGCGAGACGTGCAAGATGTTGCTCACGACAGGTGCTGGACGGCGTGCACGAGGAACGGGAACACCCAGGCGGCGAGCCCGGCCCAGGCGATGCGGTCGCGGAGTACGCCGTTGGGGAGGAACGCGGCGAGGATCAGCAGGACGAAGGCCAGCAGGTAGCAGAGGAGTTCAAGCATCAGCGGCCTCCGGGTGGGCGGCGGCGAGGTGCTCGCGGATCACTTCACGCAGAGCGTCCTCGGAGATTGAGAGGTTCAGGGTGAGCGCCTTGGTGCCGTCCGGGCCATCGCTGCTGCTCTGAATCGGGAGCGTGATCAGCTCGGAGCACACGGGGCACGGGACGCTGAGGTTGGGGAGTGAGCCCGAGGCGGCCACGGGTGCCTCCCATCGGCGGGTGTACGGCGCGTAGGCGGCGGGTCATGTGCGTCGCCGGTAGGGGCCCGACGCGATGGCGGCGAGGGCTTCGCTGTTACCCGCCCGGCGCAGGGCCCGCCGGAGTGTCCCGTCTGGGCCGCCCTCGACGGTCGCCGCGAGCTGCTTGTTGAGCGCGACCATCTCGCACACCGGGCAGTGCTCGCAGCCGATGTGTGTCGGCAGCCAGTGCCCGCAGTCCGGGCAGACGATGTCGACGCGATTAGCGACACCGGGCTTGCGCGTGCAGTACGTCATGCGGGTCTCCAGGGGTTGCGGTGGCCCCGGCGCCTGGAACGCCGGGGCTACCTACCCGCCGCGATCAACGGCGGGCGAAGGGGGAAGATCGGGCGCCGCTCCGGAGTCACCGGTGCTGGCCAGCGTGCGGGCCGCCCTTGAGGCAGACCCAGCGGCGCCCGCGACTTGGGGTGGCGGTCAGGCGCCCGTCGGCCTGGTGCTCGGGCCGGGGATGAACAGCGGCGCGTAGGGAGCGCCGGGATACCCCCAGGCGATCTTGCGCTCGCGCCACAGCTGGTCGAACTCGTTGCCCTGCTCCTCGCTGAGGTGCTGGGTGTAGAACTTGCCGTGCCCAGTGCCCACGTACAGCTTGTACGACTTATCGGTGGGGCCGATCTCGGTGCCTTCGCGGACGGCCTGCATGAAGTCGTCCGGGCTCATGGAGCCGCAGTAGCTACAGCCCCGCGCCTGGCCGACGAGGCCATGTCCCGACTCGTAGGTGTCGAGGTCCGTGCCGCTTCCGACGAACGGGGAGTCCGGGTCGGCGTGACCGTTCTCGACGCGGCGAGGGCAGGTGTGCCGGTTGTCGGTGGGCATCAGGCCACCGCCCTTCGGTCGATTGGGGCCCGCCGCCCGGGGGCTCGGGTGAAGTGCCGGGCAGCGGGGGTAAGGGGCGGCACCGCCCGGAGTTGAACCGGCCTCCCGATCCTGGTCGGGCGCGCGGCGGCGCTACGGTGCCAAGTTGTGGAGCCGACCGGATTTGAACCGGCGACCTCTCCGTTTGGACTCCAGCAGATGCGGGAGTGGGCCCAAGTGCTCTACCAAGCTGAGCTACGGCTCCGGCCCCCGTCGGGGCCACACCTTGCGGCGCGCCTCAATCGTAGTGGTGGGCCGGGCGTCTCAGGTCCCGGCCAACGGGGCGCGCGCTACCGCAAGGGCGCGAGCCCCAGCCCCGCGAACGGGGCAGTCTGTTAGGCCGCCGCGTAGGAGCGGCGGGCCTTCTCCCGGGTGGCCTTCTCCGCGCGGATCACATCGATGGCGCGGAAGAGGGGCCGCCCGTTGCGATCCCGGGCGGCGACTTCCAAGCGCCCGCGGTACCGCCAGTTGTGCACGACGTTCGGCGTGACCTGAGCGGCCTCAGCGGCTTCGGCGACGTTCCACAGGGTGGCCTGCAGGTCCACCGACAGATCAACCACGATGCACCTCCATGCCGTGCGGTTGACATGCAAAAAGACCCCGCATCTCGCGATGTCGGGGCCTTCCGTAAGTCTGCGGGCATGCCGCTTGTGACCCCAGATTCACGCATGAGAGCGAAAAAATCAAGCTGCTGCCAGGATCGACTTGTTCATGGCCTTGACATACGAGTCGTACTCGATGCTGGTCATGATCCGTTGGCAGTCTGGGTTGCGGCATTCGATGTATGGCAAGTCATTGACGAGCCGCAGCTCACGGGACTCCACCAGCCATGGGCCGTGGCACCTTGGGCACGGGGCGAGGCGTCGCACTTCACGCTGCTCATCCTGCTTCGTGAAGTGAATGGCAGTCCAGTACCAGCCAGTTACCTGCCCGCCCGGGTTGGCGTTGTCGCGGCCGTGCAGCTCCCATGCGGCGGGGTGGCTCTGCATGGCCCAGTCCCAGTGAATGGCAAGAGCGCCAGCGATTCCAGCGATGCGCTTGTCCTCGTTGGCGGTGGTGCCCGGGCCAGCTTCGCGGTCTGCCGACCAGATGCCGCGCAGCTTGAGGATGTCAGCCTGCAGTTCGGCCATCTCGCCGACGATCCGATCGATGAGGAGCCGGGAGGCTTGGCCGGGCCAGGATGCGACGGTGACGCGCCCGATGGTTCCGGTGAGCTTGGTCGGCGTGCCTTCCAGGGCTTCGTCGCGGACTTCGGTGAGGAGCTTGGGGAGTTCGCTGAGTTGCCAGCGGGTGCGGTCTACACAGCCGAAGCACTGGACGTCTTGGCCCCAAGAGGGCTGGATGTGATGTTCGGTGCCTTTAGCGGAGAGGGCTTCTTCGGCTTTACGCCACGCGGTGTTGCACGGACCTGGACACACTGCGGGCACGGCGGGCCTCCCGGGGAGCATGCGGCTGCTGTCCCCTATTGTGCACACCCTCGGTGACAACCCAGGCCACAACCTCACGCGGTGTTGCTCACGTCGCTTCCTTCACGTGCCGCGCACTCGGGTCTTGGTACACGATCTCGACGCTTCCGTCGGCGCGGACGATGGGACGCGAGCTGGCGGCGACCCGGGCGTGCGCGGCGGCGAACTCTTCAACCTCCCGGAGTGACATGCCCTTGGGAAAGGTGATGACGCCTGCGGCTTCTACGCGCGGGCCTGGCTGACCGAACGCCTGCTTCAGGTTGATGGCGAACCACGCGGCCGTGTTGGGCTCGGGTTCGATGCCGAACAGTTCCCATTCCAGGATTGCGATCTGCATCCGGTCCGGACGGCATGCGGGCTTCCGGCGGCGGGGCCACCTCATCGCTGCTCCTTCCGTGGCCGACAGCAGTATTGCCGGTCGTCGCATTCGTCTACGGGGTGCCAGTCGCCCCGGCAGCCGCAGTCGCAGCCGCCCATCTTGCCTGCGGCCTTGAGCTTCCGCGCCTTCGCCATGAGGAGGTTTCCCGGGATCGGCCCGAGCGTCTTCTCCAGCTCGGTCTGGACGTCCCACCGCATCCGCCACGTGCCTGTCGGCCCGGCGCGCCGTACTGCGTCGAGGAACGCTTCGTCGGGGATGTCTTTGCACTGCATGCGACGGCTGCCGACCATACGGATCGTGACGGGCGGCTCGGGCGGCATGACGGGCTGACGCGGCAGCCAGAGGGTGCCGACGCGGCGGAAGTCGAACGTCATCACGGCGTCTCCTCGGTCCAGCCATAGCCTTCAGCCCGGCTGACGGGGTGTTTGTCGGTGTACGCAGTTTGGTAGCCGTCGCATTTCGTGCAGTGCCTGCGGCGCTTCGGCCTCCCGTCGCTGGGCAGGGGCGCCCAGGGCCCGTAACTGTGGTCGACGCAGGGCAGCGGTGTCTGCGAAGGATCGTTGAGCCATTCGATGCAGGTCTCGTGAGCACGTAGTCCGCCCCAGTGCGTAAGACCGTCCGGGTCATGCATGCCGCATATCCGACACGTTCCGGGCGGAGATGGGATTCCGGCCCGGTACCTCGGCAGATGCGTCACGGCGTCTCCTCGGTCCAGCCCCAGCCTTCGGCGAGGGCGACGACCGTCGCGCAGTTCCCGCGCCCTTCGGGGACGCCGTCCCAGTTGTGGCAGGTCTCGCAGCCGAACCCGGCCGACTGCAGGCCGCATCCCGGGTTGATGACTCTCGTCGTGTACGGGTGCGCTTCGAGGATCTTCCGGTCGCTCGCGATGCGGCGCAGCACCGCATCAGGGTCAGGCAGGAACGCATCGAACGCCGGGTGCAGCTCGATCCACGAAGCGTGGGTCACCTGCTCCCGCATCTTCGTCCGAGAGCGCAGCACCGGAGCTCCGGCGCGGTTCTCCAGCGCGTGGTAGCCGCCTTCCGGATCAGTGCGACGAGCCCACATCCATGGGCCCTTCGGCAGCGCGCTGGCTACCATCTCGGCCCGTTTGTGCGCGGCTTCCAGGAACTCGACTGGTCTGGTCACTGCTGCTCTTCCTTCCAGCCCCAGCCCTCGGCCATGGCGCGGATGACGGCTTCCAGGACCGCCGTGCGTTCGCGGCCCCGGTCTGACTCGCCATCCCAGGTGACGCCTTCGGCCTCGTACTCGGCGCGCGCCTTCTCGTACTCGGCGAGGGTCTTCCGGTCGGCGGCGATCCGGCGGAGCGTCGCCTGCGGGTCGTGGCGGGCGATGTGGGCGACCAGTTCGGGTGCCGTGTATCCGTAGGCGTCAGCGAGGAACGGACCGGGGTGGTTGCTGGCGTCATCGCTGTACAGTCCGCTGTCCGAACCGCGCCAGCCAGGGGCGCCAGTCTCGGCCGCTGCCGCTTCGGCGTCTCGCTGCGCCGCATCCAGGGCGGCCGCGAGGAAGGCGAGGGGGTCAGTCACTCGTTCCGCCCATCAGGTCAGGGTGCTCGGCGAACATCGCGTCAGCCTCGCGCCGCCGTGCGTCCACTGCCTCGGCTGTCGGCTCCGTGTACACGGCGGAGCAGCTACCGCACAGCCAGCGTCGGATGCCGTTGCCGAGGTCGCCGTAGGTGGTGATGTAGTGCTGCTCACCGTCGTCATGTCCGCAGGACGTCACCGGGCCGCCGTCGGGCTGAGGCAGTGCGTGGCGATCGCTCATGCCGTCAGTATGCGACCCCCGCCGACCCCAATCCCTCGCATTCCGCCCCCAGCCAGACGCCCCGCCGGTCACACTGCCCTCATGGCCACGGTCGTCAGTGTGCAGGCGGATACCCGGCAGGAGTGTGCCGCCGAGGTGGACTGGCAGGTCGAGCACCGCGGCGCCGTCCCCGTGCTCCCGCCGATGCTGCCGACGGGGTCCCGCCGGTGGATCGCCCGCGTGAGCGTCCCCGACCCGCAGCCGGCCCCCGCACAGCATTGAGGCCGCCGCGCACGGGGGGTGCGAGACGGCCTCAGGGGTGGGGCGGCTCAGTGTTCAGTGGCCTCCTCCTTCTCCTTGTCACCGAACAGGATTTCGGCGGCGATGCCGAATCCGGCGAGTTCGGGGTGTTCGTCGAGGATCCGCCGGTGCTCGAACGCTTCGCGCAGCTGTGCGGCATGCAGGGCGGCCTCGGCGACGTCACGTGCGCCGCGAACCTTGGTTTCGGCGAGGGTCTCCTTGTGCTGGTATTCGGCCCGGGCCCGCTCCAGCGCGCGCAGGTGTTGGAGTTCGGCCCTGCGGTCGTCGCGCCAGTAGCGGGCGGCCATGGCGTAGGTGGCGATGGTCGCGATCAGCCAGAGCAGGATCGGCAACGGCAACGGGTCGGTGTAGGCGGCGACTCCGGCCAAGGCGAACGTGCCGGCTCCGGCGAAGCCGAGGGCGGTGATGGCGGGGTCGCCGTGCGGTTTGCATGCGGACACGAGTCCGCCGAAGCCCGACCCGGCGGCGAAGGCGCCCATGAGGAATGCGGCGCCCACGGAGTGTTCGGCGCCGTTGATGTTCCATGCGCGGGCGGCGGCGAGGATGGTGGTGGTGGCGATGGCGGGCGCGGCCCGGGCGGTGAGGCGGCCGAGGCGGGCCGCGGTGTCGGTGGTGGTCATCGCTGGTCCCGCCTGGTGCGTCGCTTGCTGGTGCGCCAGCCCCAAGGCCCGGGCAGGTCGCCGGAAGTGGTGGTGCGGCCGGTGCTGGACCAGGTGCGCTTGAGCCACTTCGGGCCGATGGTGATGGACCGGGACTTCTTTCCGATGTTCACCCGGACGCCGGGCGCGATCTTGAACGACTTGCGGAAGGTGAGCATGACGGGACTCCTTGAGGTGAGTTACGGACGCGCTCCGACGGCGGCTTTGCCGGTGCCGTGGCAAGGTGCGCAGGTGGCCGTGATCTGCTGGCCGCCGAACGCGGAGTAGAGGGCGCCGTTGCCGGCGCAGCACCAGCACTTCCCTTCGCGGGCGGCCCGGGCGGGGCTGATGTGCTTGTTCTGCTTCTCCCATTCGGCGTCGGTCATGGCAGGCCCGGTGTTGGCCTTCGTGACGGCGGGGGTCGCGGCAGGGGTGGGCGTGTTGCTGGTGGCGGGCTTGGCGTTCTCGGGGAGCTGCTGGTACCAGGCGCCGCCGACGGACTGCCCGCTGTGCTTCTTCCGCTCGTGGGTACGCAGCGCGGCGGTCGCGGCTTTGGCGTCGCGGTAGCGGGCCTTCTCCCGTTTGCCGCAGGGGCACTTCCAGCCCATGAGCCCGCTGTTCTTGTCGACGCCGAACCGGGCCTGCTTGGCGACCTGCACCCGGGAGACCTTCATCGTCTTCGGGGTGGCGGTACACGACTTGGAGCCGGTGAGACGCCCGTCCTTGCCGTGGGTGGCGATCGTGCCGGTGCCGTGGCACTTCGCGCAGCCCTCGTGGGTGGCGCGGAGGATCGCGGCGTCCTTGCGGGTACGGACGGTGTCGCGGCGGGACTCGGCGAAGCGGACGATGAGCATGGTCAGCCGGAGTGCGGCCCGCTGGCCGAGGGTCTTGCCGCGGGGCGGCCGGCGGGTGACGGACTTGCGGGTCACCACCTTCTTCCGGGTGGTTGTGCGGCGGGCGGGCCGCTTCTTCGCTGCCATGGTCGGGCTCTCCTCGGGTTCGGAACGAATGTGGATCTTTCGGGTGTCTATGGGGGCGTCTACACCCCGTCTTGAGGGCGTCTACAGGGCGTCTGGCCTGCGGGGATAGACAGCGGCAAGACGCCCCGTAGACGGGCCATAGTCGGGGGTTAGACGGCCCCTAGACGGGGGTCAAGACGGGGCAAGTAGGGCATTGGCTGCCGCCTCCACCGTTGAGCGCATCCAGCCGCGAACCTGCGGCTTGTTGTTCCAGCTCTGCCGCGACGCGGTCGCCCCGGGCACCAGATCCGCCAACAGAGACTGCAGCTCCGCGCCATCGGCGGCGATCTTTTCGTCGATGATCAGAGCGGTCGGCAGGAACGTGGACCGCTCCTCCTCGAACAGGCCCAGCAGTGCGGAGATCTTCAAGGCGCGGGCGTCGTCGACGAGCATCAGGCGATCCGACAGCGACAAGCCGCCATCGCCAGACATCGACTCGGGCCCGTACTCGTCCGCCAGGTGCAGCAGCTTCGCCTCAGCGAGCGTGTCGTAGTCGAACCACGGACGGCCCGCAGCCTTGCGCTCCTCAACGGCCCGCCGGATGCCCCCGTTCGAGTGCTCGTTCCACCCGTACAGCAGCGCCCGAACCAGACCAGCACCCTTGATGTAGGACCGGCCCGCGTCGTTCTTGATGTCCTTGTTCTGCGCAGGCTCCAGCCGGTCCGGACGGAACCCAGCCGCACCGGCACCCGGACCGAACACGAGGCGGATGTCGTCGAAGCGGGAAGCGAGCATCACGCGGAACGTGAACGAGTCCGCCACGGCGTCACCGAGGCTGTCGCTGGTGGCGTCCTGGCCGGCGGCGATCGGGAACATACCCACCTGCTTGCCGAGGCGGCAGAGCTGAATGAACAGCTCCTTCGCCTTCTGGCTGAGGTAGATGAACTCGTCTACGCAGGGATAGATGTCGGGGTACTCGCGGGACGCCACCCACGTGTCGCCCATCTTGAGCCTGTTGCGGACCACATTGCGGGCCTCGGCCATCTTCACGAGGTAGCCGAGCCACAGTTCGCAGTCCTTGTTGCCGCGGATCGGGGGGACGGCCATGACGCCTTCGAACTCGCGCAGTCCGTCCTTGACGGGGTCGAGGTCGAGGGCGATCGCGTTGTGACAGGCCGTGATGACCTCGGCCAGGTCGCGCAGGACACCGGTGGTCTTCGCAGACCCGGACGATCCGATGACGAGGATGCGGAGGCCTTCGAGGACCACGTCGAGGGCGGTGCCGTCCATGCAGCGGCCGAAGTTGTGCGGGTCGGAGATGCTGAGGCTGTTCGGGGCGTGAACGGTCGGCTTGGGCATGTCGGCGAACGGGTCGCCGGTGACGAGCCGCAGCGTGATGTGGGCCCGGTTGCTGGCGTCTGTTTCGACGAGGAGGCCGCCGGACCGGAGGTGCATGTGGGCTTCGAGTTTGTCGGCGGCCTTGTTGACGTCGTCGGGGGTGGAGCCCTTGAGGTCGATGTCGACCTCCCAGCCCCAGCCGCGGTGCCCCAGGATGTCGACGCGACGAGTGCCGATGCCTTCGTAGGTCAGTGCGCGGCCCAGGCACTCCTCGACCTGCTGGCCACCGGTGCACCAGGCGAGCGGGAACGGCTCTTCTCCGTCGTCGGCGTCGGCGGCGGCGATCAGCTCCTGCGGGGCGAGCTTGTTCTCGAGCCGGTACCGGCCGTACAGGGTGAGGAGCGCCCCGGCAGCGAGGGCTTCGGTGCCGGGGGCGACGGCCCACGAGTAGTCCACCGCGGTGAGGCCGGCGTACTTCACGAGCGCCCACCACGACGCCAGGTCCGTAGCCACGGTCCCGGCGGCGAGCCAGCCCAGGGTGCGCCAGCGCTTCTTGCGGGTGATCTCGACCTTGTTCCAGTCGGCGCCCCGGCTCATGCCGCCGATGACCTCCTGGAGGTCGTGGGCGCGGACGTACCGGTAGCCGAGGTGTCCAGCGGCTTTGGCGCCGTGACCGAAGTAGTAGGTGAGTCCACACGCCCGGCGCGCCGACAGGCCGACGACGCGGCCGGTGCGCGAGGCGACGACCATGGCGGCGGACGCGCCCCGGTAGAGGACGGGCGGGCGGGGCGTGTAGTACTCGACGACGCCCGGCGCGATGTCGTCCTCGTCTCCGTGGGGCTGCGGGATGACCTCGCCGACGATCGTCTCCGTCACGCCCGCGGGCTTCATGAAGTCGGGCACGTCGAGGTCGTCGGCCGGGTCGGCGGGCGGACGGTGGAAGCCGTTGATGGTCACGGTCGAACTCCTCTCAGGTGGTCAGTTGGCGGGGCTGGTGGCGGTCTGCTCGATGGATGCCTGCCGCTTCGCGAGCGGGCTGTTCGGCTGCGCGTCGCCGGGCGTGCGGAGCGGCGGGATGCCGCCGTTGTTGCGGCGTCCGTCGGGGGCGTCGGGGTCACGCTTCGCGCGTGGTGCCTTTTGGGATTCGACCTGTGACAATGCGTCACCGGGAGCGATCTCCATGGCGGCCTTCATCCGGGCCTGAGCGAGACGGCTCAGCTCCTCGATGTCGGGCGTGATGCCGACCGTCCGGGAGCCGGTGACGCGAGACCAGGCGTCGCTCCAAATCTGCTCGGTGACGAACTGCGAACCACGCGCGGAACGCATCGCCTCGGCGACCTCCCACACCTGCGGGTGGCCCTCCTTGCGGTCCTCGTCCCGGCGCTTCTGCTCGGCCCCGGCTTGCTTCTGCTGCTCGGCCTTCTCGGCGGCGGCCTTCTTCGCGGCGGCGTCCTTCTCTGCCTTCGCCTTCTCCCGGTCGGCCGCCTCCTTGGCCTTCGCCTTGTCGCTGGCGCGGCGCTCCCGGAGCGACGGGATGCCGTCAGCCTTCTGGGCGATGCCATGCTCGTAGGCCATGAGGACGATCGGGCCACCAAGAGAAGCGAGGGCACCAATCAGTCCGGCGTTCAGGCCGATCGCGGGGTCGGTGAGGCCGTGCCACAGGTTGACACCAGCGGCGATCATCGCGCCGAACATGATGCCGATCCGGTACGGCATTACGTCACGGCGGTGAGCGACCGCCCAAGCTGCGCCACACGCCAACACCAACGCCAGGCCTTCGAGCAGGGCCGGGGCCGCCACCATGAACTTGCGCTCGGGGTCCCAGAAGGCGATGAACTGCACCGGCGCGGCGATGATCAGACCCACGGCGTAGATACCGCGGGCGCCCCACTTCCACAGAGACTCGGTGCGCTGCTGCTCGGCGGCACGCTCGGCTTCACGCTGAGCCTCGTCCTCCGCAGCCTTGTCGGACTTCTCCTTGGCGGCCTTCGCGGATGCTTCCTCGTTGGCCTTCTTGGCGAGGTATGCAACCTGGTCGGCCTGGTCGCGCTCCAGCTTCATGCGGGCGCGCTCGTTGGTGATCCGCAGCCGCTCTGCCTCCTCGGCGGCCTTGATCTCAACGGCCTTCGCCTCGGCCTCGGCACGGATGCGCCGCTCCTCAGCCTCAGCCTCGGCACGGGTGCGGATGGCCTCGGCCTCGGCCTCCGCAATCGGGTCGACTCCAGGGGCGGTGGCGGTCTTGGCGACCACGGGAGCGGCCTCGACGGTCTCGGGCGCCTCGGCCTGGCGCTCCCACACGGTGGCACCGCGGTCGAAGTTGATCGGCTGCCAGGGTCCGAGCTCGCGGACGGCAGGCCGCTTGGTGCCGTTCATCTGGGTCGGGCCGGCGTTCACGACTGATCTCCTGTCTGGTTGATGCGGGGTGGGTGGTTACGCGGCGGGCCGGCTGGCCCATCCGCGGTGGAACTCGGCGGTGAACGCGTCGGCCATGCCGACGCCGATGGTCTGACCGACCGGCGGCTTCCCCGCCCGGGCCGCGGCCTCGAACTCCAGCCGGGCCGCGAACGTCGCCGCCAGCCCGATCAGCGCCCGGGCCGCACGCAGACCGAACACCGCCAGACCGAGCAGCAGGGGGCCGCTCCACACCAGGACACGAGGGATCCAGCGGCCCAGCCAGCGCACGGCCTGCTGGCGCCGGGACGGCTTCGCGGTGATCAGATAGGCGTGCATGACGGGCCTCCTTCAGGGGTCGGGGTCAGTCGCTGTCGGACGTGACGGTCTTCGCTCGCTGCCACGCAGCCCACAGGTGGCCGAGGCCCATGTAGACGCTGGTGAAGCTGCCGAACAACGCGAACAAGCCCCACGCGAACGGCATGTGGTGCGCGACGAGCTGGGTGCCGAGAAGCACGGCGAAGACGAGGGCGATTGCGGCGAACACCCAGTAGGCGATGCTGTCGTCACGGGCCTGGGCGGGCTTGTCGGTGGCGGTCACGATGGTCCTTTCAGTGGTCGGGATCCGGTCGGGATGGCGGGGGCTAGTTGGTGCGGACGCGCCGTGAGTCGTTGATGGAGTCGGCGAGGAGTCGCCTGGCGTCGATGCCGCGCGGCACGGCGAAGTCGTGCCTGCGCGGGCACCGCAGGCGGGCCTGGCCACCCGCGCGCCCGTGGACCGTCAGGCCCGTGCGGGCGCTGCACGACGGGCACACGGCGGCGACACCGCCGCCGGTGATCTCGCCGTCATAGGTGGTCTCGAAGTAGTTCATGGGGTTCCTTCCGAGTCGGGCGGTACGGGGTCGCTGGCTGTTCTCCTTGGTGCTCACCCGGGGGCTGAGCACCGCGGACAGCAGTCAGCTCTTCGCGGCCTGCTCTTCGGCCCAGTCGGCGAGGCGCGTCTGACGGTCGGCGGCTTCGGTGTCGCCGTTGCGCTCGTGCCTCTCGGCGTTGCGACGGGACTGCTTGGCTTCGGCGGCGAAGTTCTGACTGTCGGTGTTGGTGGACGACTGGCCGGAGCGGTTGAACAGGCCCATGGCTGGGTCCTTTCGGGTCGCGGTGCGGGGCTGGTCAGAGACCGAGGACGTGGTACGGGAACGGCTCGTGCTCCATCCCGACGCCGAAACTCTTGATCCAGTACCAGTGGAACGGGAACTCCCGGACGCCCAACTCCATGAGGGCGATGGCCCGGTGGTGCCCGTCACCGACGTACACGTCGTCCGGGAAGCGCTCGGAGATGCCCAGCTCAATCGGCTTCCGCAGCCCGACCTTCGCGATCGACTCCTTCAGCTCCTCAACCAGCTTCCGGTCCTTCCCGGGGCGGGCGAACTCGCGCTCGGCGTCAGCCCACTTCCGGAACTGGATCGGACGGATCTTGCTGTCGGTGAGGAGCGACGTCCGCATCTGGCCCAGGTACTTCATCGGTCGATCCCTTCAGGTAAGTGGGGCGGGGGGTGGGTCACCGGGTTCGGGTCTGGCTGGGGGAGCCGTAAGCCACCCGAACCCGGCGGTCTGTGGGTTCAGCGGGGCCGGTTCTCGCTGCGCCGGTTGGCCTCAGCGACCCTGCGGGCCAGCTCGGCACGCTCGGACTCGGTCACGGTCACCACCCCCACACATCTGCTTCGTGACGCGACAGGGGACGGGACGGGGCCTGGGTCGGCTGCGCGGCGATCGCCTTACGGAGGGCGGCCTCGACGACCGACAGTGCGGCGACCTTCGGCGGCAAGGGCGGGATGGCGGGCGGCGTGGGCTGAGTCATTCGTCCCACGTCCCGTCGCACAGCGCGTAGGTGACGGCGACCGCACCAGCGGTGTCGGCCTTCGCGGGATTGGCGTACCAGTCCTCTTCGGCGCAGTCGCACACCTCGAAGTCGGCCTCGCTACACCCCTCGATGTGCCGCTCGAACACCACCCAGTCGCGGTCGACGTTGCCCTGCAAGGTCAGCGCGCCACTGTTGGGGGTCTCCACGATGCGGAGCCGCCGCACGATCTCGTCCTCGTCGATGTGCCCGAGGAACAAGGTGCGGTCCCAGTTGTCCGCCATGACCGGCGCGAACGCCTCGACGGGAATCGGGGTGCCGGCACGGTCGACGAGGACCTCGGTCAGGGTCAGGGCGATCACAGCTCACCACCGGCGGCGAGCTCGTAGGCCAGCTGGTGGGCGTCCTGGCGGTCGTCGAACCAGTAGGCGACCGTGGTCGTCACCCGGTCCAGAGCGGCGTGGCCAGCCGAGGACAGACCCGTCAGATCCGTGCGGACCGGAAGCGGCACAGCCTTGGCGGCCTCGACGAGACGCTCATACACCTCGAAGTCGAAGCGCGACCACATTGAGAGGTCCGGGTGGGTGGCGCGGAAAGCGGTGAGGGCGGGGGCGCCCTGGGGGCGGAGGGCGGTGGCGGTCTGGGTAAGGTTCACTTCGATCTCCCGGGTGCTTAGTGGCTTCGGGTGGTCTAGCCCCGATCCGGCGTTCGCAGCGCTGGGTCGGGGTTCTTGCATGTCAGGCGATCTCGGACTCGGGGATGCGGATCGCTCCGCCTCGCCCTTCCTGTCCGCGCGACCACTGCTTGCCGTGGCGGATGGCCTTGAGCTCTCCGTCGTGAACCCACCGGTAGACGGTCGACTTGCTGACCCTCAGTCGGCGCGAGACCTCGCCCACGGTCAGCATCGGCGGGCTGTTTACGGGCTGCATGAAGCCCTCCAATCGAGTCGGGGCGGGGCAACAAAACGACCGTACAGGGTTTCCTGAATACCTGCAATCCTCTCGCCGTTCTCACAGTCCAAATCGGGCCACCTATCCTGAACACCAGAGGCAGTAGCAGTCATGGACAACACAGGAGGACGTGTGGACGGAGAGTGGGTCAGCACCTCGGCCCCGTATCTCGACCCGCGAGGCGGGGATGCATGGGGCGCCGAGGCAGAAGCACTCGGGGGGCGAGGAGCGCAGCGCTTGGCGTTCGTCGGCGAAATCGACCCACCGGAAGCCGTCGCGCGCGACCTCGGCATCCCGGAAGGGGAACGCGCCATCGTCCGGCGGCGCGTCATGCTCCTCAACGACAAGCCAGTCGAGCTGACCGACTCGTACTACACGACGTCCGTGGCCGCAGGCACCGCCCTCGCGACCCCCCGCAAGATCCCCGGCGGCGCCGTCAAGCTACTGGCCGACCTCGGCTACGTCGGGGCCACCGTCCAGGAATCCGTCACGGCGCAGCCAGCGACCGATGACGAACGAGATGCCCTCGACCTCGACGACGGCGAATGGGTGATGACCCTCGCGCGTCTCACTCTCGCAGCGGACGGCACGGCGATTGAAGCCAGCGTGATGACCATGCCCGCCCGGCAGCGCAGGCTGCTCTACACCATGAAAGTCGGCTGACCATGCCCGAGAACGAAGACGAGCAGAGAGGCCCGTGGGCCAAACACGAGCTGATCACCGCCTACCTGCGGTACGGCATCCTGACAGGCGAGTACCCGCCGGGAAGCAACCTGCCTCCCACCCGCATCCTGAAGGAGATGTTCAAGGCCGCCCCGCAGACCATCCGCGAAGCGACCATGAAGCTCGCCGAGGAGAAGCTGGTCTACAGCAAGATGGGCAGCGGCATCGTGGTGCGCGATCACCGGCAGACCACGATGACGCCCGCGGCCTACAAGGATCCGGCCGGACCCGGAGAGAAGTACCGGTGGATCGCCGAGGCGGAACGGCACGGCCGGGCAGGACGTTCTGACCTGCTCTTCGTCGGCGAGGTCACTCCGCCGGCCGACGTGCGCGCAGCCATGGGACTCGCCGAGGACGGCACGGCCATGGAGCGCCGCCAGGTGATGTACCTGGACGACGAGCCGTGCGAACTGGTCAAGTCGTACTACCCGATGGACCTTGCGCGCGACACGGCCATGGCCGTCAAGCGGAAGATCAAGGGCGGCACGCCTCGCCTGCTGGCCGACATGGGCTACCCGCCAGTGAAGTGCATCGACAAGGTGTCGGCGATCCAGCCGACTCCGGAGCAGTACGAGGCTCTTCAGATGCCTACGAAGCTTCCCGTGTTGCGCACCTTGCGGACGGTGTTGAGTGTCGACGACCGGATCATCGAGGTGTCAGAGATGGCGAAGGCTGGTCACCTGTACGAGATGCAGTACGAGTTCTAGGCGGCACCAAGAGGCGCCCCCACCCGGTCCAGGGAGGGGGCGCCTTTGCGTTGATCTACCCTTAGAGAGAAGTGATTGCAGCCTTTCAGGAAACCCTGTACGGTCGGACTGTGGCTCAGCCCACACCGATCTACGAAGGGACGCCATGACCACGCCTGCCGAGCGCCCGGTCGTCAGTTTGCGGACCGGCTACATGCAGGAGCTGAACAAATCCCCATCCGCGCTCTACCGCCTCTACGACTCGGAAGACCGCCTGATGTACCTGGGCATCACCATGAATCCGAAGCGGAGATTCCAGCAGCACGGGGCCGACAAGTTCTGGTGGCACCTGGTCGTCCGCCATGAGATCGAGTGGCACGCGAACCGGGTTCTGGCGGCAGAGGCCGAGCATGCGGCGATCCTCAGTGAAAAGCCCGTACATGACGCCTCGTACCGCTTCGCCACCGGCCTGAAGTACGCCTACGTCAACCCTCCGAGCGACCCGTATTGGCGACCCCTCGCCCAGCTCATCTACCACGAGATCGAGGCAGGGATCTATCCGCCCGGCGAAGACCTCCCCCGACCGACCAAGATGGCGGCCAAGTACCGGGTCTCTCGCGCGTCGGTGGAAAGGGCCCTCAGTCGGTTGATCGAGTGCCGAATGGTGGAGAGTCGCCTTCCCGCGGGGTCGTGCCGGGTGTACACCGCCTGCCCTTCCCCTGATCGTCGCCCGGTCGAGTCCGTATGGGGGCCGACAATCGGCGAGGCGCGGGAGTTCCGTGAGCGCACCCGGCGCGCCGCCAGCTTTCGATAGCAGCACAACGGCCGGGGTGGTGACCCCGGCCGAAGTAACCAGCGGTGTCCGCCGCTGATCCGTGATCCATCCCCGCGAAGAGAGGACACACCCATGACTGTAATGGACGAAGCCCCCGCGATGCCCGCCCCGATCCTGGTGGCCCCGGTCACCACCACACCCCCGCAGCCGCGCTGGGCGACGGTCACTGTCTGCGGTTCCCCGGTCCAGGTCGAGGAGCCCGTCTGGTGCACCGGCTGCGAGGGCGACGCGGTGGTGTGCTTGGAGGATCTCCAGCACTCGGGCGAGGAGCTGTCCCTGTCACTGCCGGGCAGCAACGGCGCGGAGACCGCGGTCACCGTGCAACTGATCTGCTGGCCGTTCTCGGAGAAGCCGGCGGAGCGCACGCCTTACGTGTCGCTGCAGGCGACGTCCGGGGATTGCACGCCGTTGACGGCGTCTCTCGCGGAGTCTGTGGCGGCCGGTCTGGAGCGGCATGCGGCGATGCTGCGGGCGTTGACTGGGCAGCTCGCGGGCGTCTGATCTACCTCTGAACACCCCTTCGGCCGGGCGGGATTCGACACGCCCGGCCGTTGTCATAGCAACGACTTCGAGGAGTAGTTCATGGACGAGAACACCATCATCCGCGTGGTCCATTCGGGCCCGGAGTTGATGCCGCCGGAGTGGGCGCAGGACGAGAGGCTGACCTACGGGGCGCGAGGCCTGCTCGGTCTGATCATGGCGCACGGCGGCAAGTGGGACATCGACGCCGCCGGCATCGCAGAGCAGAACCCAAAGGACACCGTCGAGGAGATCGAGGGCTACATCGCGGAGCTGGTGCGCGAGGGCTACCTGGATCCGGACTCGCTCGACAAGTAGCAGACATGCGAACGGCCGGGCTGTGGAGGCCCGGCCGTCTCGATCAGCGGGTGGCGACCCGCATGACCCAAAGAGGTTCCCCTTGAAGGTACAGAGCCACGCACGCTTCCGCCAGCAGGCGGCGGTGCGGTGAGGACTCATCGGTCACGCCCCAAGACGGGCTGGACGCCACTCAGCAACAAGGACGTTGCCCAGAACTACCGATTGAGCCTGAAGGCGAAGGGCCTGCTGCTGACGTTCCTCTCGCACCCTGACGGCAGTGGCATGACGGTCGAGCGCCTCGCCTATCTCCACAAGGCGGCGGGCGGCAAGGGCGAGGGCGAGCACGCCATCCGCGAGGGGCTGAAGGAGCTCCGGGCCGCCGGCCTGGTGGCTCACGCGAAGGAGAAGGGCACGGGCGGCCGGTGGCAGACAACGACTGCGGTAAGTGACACCCCGGAGGGCCTGTTGTGGCTGCTCAGGCAGATCACACCGGACCCCTGATTTTCCGGGGTCCGGGTGCTCCGGGTGCCGGACGGTCCGGGGTCCCAAAATTGGGGGTTCTCTATAAAGAGGGTTACTGAAAGAAGGCTGGCTAGAAAATCATCATCCTCAAAGAGTGCAAGCCCCCTGGCTTGCCCGCCGTGTTTCGCGCGTGAGGCCGCGTCAGCCGAGCACGAGCAAGCAGGCAAGCGAGCCAGATCGACGCGACGCATCATCGCTGACTACAGGAGGTAACCAGTGCCACCAACGAAGGAGGAGCTCGCCCCACTGATCCTGTGGGGTCGCTGCCGTTCGGGCCGCCGCTGGTTCTGGGCGGCCTACGAGTTCGACGGCGACCGCGCGCACGGCTGGGCGGATAGCGAGGAGCAGGCCGGCGAAGACGCCAGGGCGGCCGTGGAGCGCCTCGCAGATGGTCGGGTGGCCACGGTGGTCGTGCGGCACGGCGTGGCCTCTGGGCGGCTGCGTGAGGTCAATGCGGAGAAGCGAAAGACGCTGGCAACGGATGGAGCGGGCGCGGCCCCGGTGGAGTACCTGTACGCCGTCGCGGCTGGGCACTTCGACGGCAACGATGACTGGGTGGACGCCGCCGTTACGTCGTTTCGGATCACGCGGCGGACGGCGAAGCGGGTCTATTACGTGCGGCGGGAGCGCGGCGGCGAAGTTGAGATCGGCTACGTGGACCGGCGGCGGCTCGAGGAGGCCGGCGAGGTTGTCAATCGTGGCGCTGGTGGCTGGTGGGCGCCGGACCACCACCTGTACGCCGCGCCGCCCGTACTGGAGCCGGCGAGGCCGGAGCCGCCGGACGTCCGGGAGTTGAAGGCTGCGATGCACTCCGCTCATCCGGACCGTGGTGGCACGGACGAGGCGTTCATCGCGGCGCGGGAGCGGTATGAGCGGGCTCAGCGGGCCGACTTGGCGCGGCTGACCGAGCTGGTAGATGCGACGCCGACGACATGGAGGGCGTCATGACCACGGTCGTCCTGCCTCACGCCCCGCAGGTCCGCTCAGCGTCCCTCCTGGTGGCCGTGGACCCGGTGGAGGACGCCCGCCGTCGCACGGCCGGACTGGGCGCGGTGACGGACATGGTCGCCCTGACGCTGCTGCTCGCCCTGCCCGCTGGCTTCCCGGTCCCGGTGGCGTCCCTGTCGGTCCGCGACCGCCGGGCCCTGAGGCGGCTTCCTGCGGGCGCGGTGGAGGTGTCCGGCGGTGAGGTGGTCAGGCTGGCCGTGAAGCCGCTGCGGGCGGTCCTGGCGACCGTGACGGGCACCTGCTCGCAGACGGCCCTCGGGAAGGCGTCGAGCTTCGCGCCGTTCTGCGCCCGCCGCGTCCTCACCCGGGTCCGGCCGACGATGCCGGAGACCCTGATCGAGTTCGACTTCTACGGCGTCGGCATCACCCACCGCGCCTCCGACGGCAGCGAGGAAACGCTCGTCGAGCCGCGACCGTGGCGGCCGATGCGGCACACCCCGGCCGGCTGGCGGTTCATCGAGCAGGCGTATGAGCAGTACCGGAAGCGATAGTAGCCGCACGCAGCAGTGAGCCCCCGACCATCAGGCGCGGGGGCTTCGTCACGTCTCGGGCAGCGTCTCCTGCTCGACCTCGAACCGGCCCACGCCCGGCCCGCTGCTCAGCCCGAGCTTCCGCCGGCAGTGGCGGCCGAGACCCCACCGTCGGGACTCGGCGGCCGTCAGCGGCTCCTCGCACAGGCGGCAGACGACAAGGGGACGCCCCTCCGCCGGCAGCTCGGGGAGCAGGCCAGGGAGGGGCGTCGGGTCGGGGCTGGTGGTCGCCACTACTTCGGGAAGTCGCGGGCCTTGAGCTTCGCCATCCGGCCGTCTGGGTGATGCCATACGACGCCTTCCATGCCGTACTCCTTGGCGAGTTCGAGCAGTCGGGGCTGCAGGGTGTCGTAGAGCAGCGGCTCCGTCAGCTTGACCACCCTGGCGTTCGTGTGGGCGATGAGCTCGTGGACCTCGCGGCGCTCCGGGTTGCCGTTGACCTTGGGGCCGACCAGTTCGTAGGTGCCCGGCTTCCATGAGCCCGGGTCCACGCCTTCCGGGTAGTCCGCTTCCTCCGCGTCGGCGACCGCTTCGGCGTGGAACTTCGCGAACGCCGACTGCGCGACTGGCTCCCAGCCGACGGTCTTACCCGTCTCGTCGTCGGTGGAGATCGGTACGTAGTTCGGCGGCGCGGTCTTGTCGGCCTTCACCTCACGCCGGGCCCACCACTCGCCGGACTCGTCGAGCATCACGCACGTGCCGTCGTACTTCCGGGTCGCCACGCCCTCGCCGGCGAGGACCCACTCGCAGCCGGGGTTTACCTTCGGCAGGACGTGTGCTGGCCGGGCATCGAAGTCGCGGATGAACAGGGTCGGGATCTTGCGCATGGGTCGGATCTCCTCCGGGTGGCGGGTCGGTTCGAGGCTAGCGGCCCGCCCCGGCGTGGGGCGGGCGGTCACGGCTGGTACTCCTCGACGATGCCGAAGGTGGCGGTGAGCTGCTGGCGTTGGGGGCAGGGGAACTCGCCGGTCCCGCAGGCGCAGACGGTGGCGGCCCGCCAAAGGGGCTCGCCGGTCTCGGGGTCCTTCCTCCGGCCGTCAGTTACCCAGGTCATGGTCGGCCGGTGCCAGTGAAGAGCGAGGCGCGCAACGTCCTGAAGCTGTCGAATGCCGTCGGGGCGGACTGCGGCACGTTCGATCACGTCGGGCAGCGGGTCGTAGGGCTCTGGTAGACGCTCAGCGGGGCCGTTCACGCGGTCACCCGCGTCCGGTTGCGTGCGGCCCGCCGCTTGATGCTGCGCCGCTCCTCCTCGGACAGGCCGCCCAGGACCCCGTGTTCCTGGTTGGTGGCGAGCGCCCACGCCTGGCACTGCTCCATGACGGGGCAGCGGGTGCGGCAGACGGCCTTCGCCTCCTCGATCTGCAGGAGGTGGGGGCCGGTATTGCCCGGCGCGAAGAACAGCTCTGGATCTTCCTCGCGGCAGGCGGCGCGGTGGCGGAAGTCCATCATGCGGGGTCTCCAAAGACGTCGGCGTGTGCAGCCTTCCAGGCGGTCCAGCGTGGCGAGGGCTCGTCGTCGCCGTGCGCGTGGATGCGGTCCATTAGCTGCGCCAGGCTGAGCGGGCCCAGCGTGCGGTCAGCGAACGCGGGCGACTGGGGGACGAACATCGGGCCCATCGTCCAAGTGCGGCGGCGGTAGCCCCAGTCGTCGACGCCCCACTTGCGGAATACGACTCCGTTGGCGCCGCCGTCGATGTCGAACGGCCGCTCGGCGAGGGTCTGCTTGTAGCTGTCGGAGTACCAGTACTCGATGTACTGCCGGTTGAAGCTGGCGAGCATCGCCGCCTCGGTGTCGGTGGGCCGCTCGGCGCTGTCGCGGTCGAACGCGGTCAGGTAGCACCAGTCCGGGTACGCGGAGGTCACCGGGATGCGGAGCGCGGTCAGCGGGTCGTGCTCGTCGGCGTCGTAAGGCCAGGTGGTCTTGGCGGTCACGGTCAGCTCTCCTTGCTGTTCTCGGCGTTGCGCAGGTCGGCGTAGTACTGGGCTCCCTTGCGGGTGCGGAACGAGTCGTAGCTGAGCTGGCTGACGGTGTCGGTGATGACGAACCATCGCGGGCCGAATTCCTCCACGACGAATCGCGCCTCGGTCACGGCCATCGGGTTGTCGGACATGGGGCACTCCTTCGGTTCAGCGGGTGTCGTCGGTGGGTGGTCAGGTGGCGCTCTTCGCTGCCCGCCGCGCCTTCATACGGTCTTTGATCTGCTCCTGCGTAGGCGGCTCCCAGACGTGCCAGCCGGCGGGCTGTTTCCACTGCTGGAAGTGGGGGCGCTTCGGGATGCCGCACCAGCGGCATCCCTGCGGCGTCGGCAGCGTCACAGTGCGGCGCCGTCGAGGCTGGTGAGGTCGACGCCCCACAGGGTGGGTACGGCGAGGTAGTCACCTGCGGGCAGGTTGTCGGCGAGGTCGATGATGTCGGCCTGACGGAGGCGGTGGAGCATCGGGCACTGGTCCTGGGCGTGGCTGCATTCGGCGGGGCACGCCCATCCGTAGTCGCGGTTGCCGTCGCCGAGGTCGGTGATCGTGAACGGGTGGGCGGGGGCGGTGCGGGCGATCGCCATGGCGGCGTGCAGCTGGCTCATCGGGTGTGCTCTCAATGCTCGGCGGGATGGGTGGCTGGTCAGGTGAGGCGGTCGATTTCGACGCACCACGTGAGGTCGATGACCTCGTCGTCTCCGGGCTGCCGCTTGGCGGGGTCGACGGCGACGAGGCCGGTGACCTCCACGAGCGTCTTGTCGCCGAACTGCTGGATGTCGCGGACGGTGACGAGCCCACCGATGGGGTTGACGCGGGTCGGATGCGGGGCGAGGTTGCGGACCTCGCCGACGGTGATGGGCATTGCGGCCTCCTTGCTCGGTTCGGGTCAGCGGTGGACGACGGTCGCGGCGGGCTTCGGCCTGTCGAGGCGGATGCCAGCGTGGTAGGGCGCGACGGTGCAGTAGGCGAAGAAGAACGCCAGCAGCAGGGACAGGCCGCAGGTGGTAGGCCTCACTGGATGGGTTCGACGCGGGCGGCGTAGAGGGCTTCGCGGTGGTCGTCCATGGCCTCGTCGCGGGTGGCGCGCCGCTTGGATGACTTGTCGATGACGAAGCCGCCGATGGTCTTGCCCGCGTGGCGCTTGTCGTCGCTGTCGTCGAACACGACGGTGTCGTAGTAGCGGAAGCCGATTTTGGTGGTCGACACGGTCAGGTTCCGGTCGCCACCCTTGACCTTGGTGGCGCGGACGGTCTGCGTCATGCGGCCCTCCTCGGGCTGTCGGTGGTGGTTCGTTCGGAGCGCCCCGGGCGGGATTCGGACCCGCCAACTGCGCCGGACCGGGGCGGTGGACTGGGCCCGACCGAGTGGCCGGGCCGGGTGGGTCAGTGGTCGCCGGGGCGTTCCGGGTGCACGGGGCAGGGGCCGAAGCCGAAGCCCTGGTCGGCGGGGTGGACGTGCGGCTCGCCGGACAGCGAGCAGGCGGTGCGCGGGTCCTCGTTGCAGTACTCGACGCAGGTGCAGTCGAGGATCTCGTCGAGGGCGGTGCGGCTGGTGGTCATTGCGGGCTCCCCTGCGGTTCGACTTGGCGATGACCCCACTCTAACCAAGCAGCTTGGACAACTCAAGCTGTACAACTGAACTTGCCCAAGATTCTTTGATAGAGTCGATTCCAGGAGGACGCGGCCCACCCCATGGCCATGGCCAAGCCGCTTGTGCAAACATGTCTGTATGACCGACTACAGCCCCAGCCCGCAGCTCACCGCCGCGCTCGCCGCCTTCGTGGAGACGCAGCGCGCGGAGGAAGCGGCCCGCCAGGAACTCCGGGCCGCAGTCGCCGCCGACCTCAAGAAGTTCGACATCACCAACGACGTCATCGCGGCCCATCTCCCATGGTCCGCCGAGACCGTCCGAGGCATCGCCCGCGAGTACGACGTGCCGCGCAAGCGCAAGCCCACCGTCAAGTCCATCAAGCCCAAGAAGCGCACCGCCGGAGGCACGCCCTCCGGCTGATCCCGGAGGCACCTCGTGTCGCGTTACGGCAAGACCCACCTCTACCGGTTGTTCAACGCCGAAGACCGACTGCTCTACGTCGGCATCTCCGGGTTCGCCCCTGTGCGCATTGATGCTCACCGACGCGGCGCCCCATGGGGATCGGACATCGCGCGGCGTGAAGTCGAGGAGTTCCCAACCCGTCGAGCGGCGGCCTTCGCTGAGTCTGAGGCGATCAACACCGAGTTCCCGCTGCACAACAAGCAGGGGCGCCGGGCCGAACCCAAGTCCGCCGCCATAGCGCGCGCCGAAGCCGCCTCTAGCGCCAAGAAGGCGGCCTGCCGAACTCTGCAACGTGACAAGCGAGCAGCCGATGCGGCCACAGCGCGCTTTGAGAAGTCGATCGCCGCCGCACGCCTCGACGGCCACTCCTTCCGCGAAATCGGCAAGTGGGCGAACGTCAACCACGAGCGCGCCCGCACCATCGCCATCCGCATCAACGGGGACTCCCGAACCCGCGCCGAACGCGAAGCCGAGGACGCTCCCGACGCCTGACCCGCGCCCGCCCGCAGATCTCGACCGCCGCGAACACCCCCACCCCGACGGCGACGGTCAGCCACCAGGGCGGCATGCGGCCGACGGCGAACGCCCAGACGACGGCCCACGACATGCTGACGGTGAACCAGGCGGCGAACCCGATGAGGGCGCGGGTCGGGGTCATCCGCCGGCTCCCGCTTCGGGCTTAACCCCGCCGCTGACCGGCAGCCCCCGCCCGGCGGCCATCCCGTCGATGACCCAGACCGCCGTCTCGCATCCGGCGGCCATCCCGCCGAGGGCCTGCGCGGCTTCCTCGATGCTGGCGGCGTCGGCGTTGCGGCGGCAGATGGCGGCCTCCGTGGACAGCCAGACGCGGAGCTGGGCGAGGGGGTCCGGCGGGGTGGTGGCGGCCGGGCCGTCGAGGGCGGGTTCTGTGATGGTGGCCCAGAGTTCGGCGAGTCGCTGGTCCCACCACCGGTTGATCAACGCGCCGATAGCTGGCGGCCCGGCGGTGGTCCACTGCCCGGCGAGGTCGATGACGCGGGCGATTGCGGCCTCGGCCTTGGCAAGTTTCTCGCCACGTGCCCGGCTCTCGACGCGGAGGTCGGCGCTGATGCCCTTCTGCATGGCGAGCGCGGTCTCGACCTGGTCGCGGTGCTTGATGATGTTGTCGAGGCGCTGGCGGAGCTGGGCGTTGTCGGCCTCGGTGGCGCGGGCCCGTTCGTTGGCGGCGGCAGTCTTGGCGGTGAGCTGCTCCATGCGGCGGTCCCGAACGGCGCGCACGGCGGCGGCGCGGTGGGCTTCCATGTCATCGACCCAGGCGCCGCACTCGCAGTACATGCTGCGTTCGTGCTCACGCTGGTGGCGGGTCAGCGCCGCCGCGATCTGCCTGCGCAGCCCGTTGTCCGCCCCGTCGGCGCTGGTGGCGGGACGCGGCGGCGGGAGGAATGACTTCGGCCATGATTCGGCGTCGGCCATGAAGTCGTGCGCCCAGTTCTGCTCGTAGTCGCAGCCGGTCACCGGGCAGTACCAGCCCTTGCCGCTGGCGATGAGGGTGCCGTGGTGGCCGGGGTGCTCGTTGCCGCAGGTGAACGGGTGCAGGCGGCCCTCGCGTTGGAAGCGATTGAGGGCGGCCACCTGCTCGGTGGTCCATGGGGCGGTGATGCGGTCGGTCACGGGGTCGGCTCCTCGGTGGCGGGGTACGGAACGCCGAGGCTGATCCCGTCGGCGGCGAACAGGGCCTTGACGTCGGCGTGTGCCATGCCCTCGAAGCTGAGCCAGCACGTCGGGCACGGGCCGGGTGTCGGCACCGGGGCTGCGCAGTAACGGCACGGGTCGCCCGGCTGCTCGGTGCCGTAGGAGCACGGGTGCTCGGGGTGGTTGGGGTGGGTGTCGAACTCGCAGCGTCCGGCGATGGTGGCGGCGCAGGTCCGGCACAGGTCGGGGTCGTCGGGGTCGCGCCAGTGGGGCTGGTAGGTCTCGCCGCAGCGGAGGCAGTTGAAGGTGGGCGCAGGCTCGTGCTGCTGGGTCACGGGTGGTGCCTTTCGTGGGGCCCGGCCGGGGCGACCGACCGGGCGTGGGGGGCGGGCGGTCAGCGAGCGGCGAGCACGGCAGCCACGGCGATCCAGCCCTTGTGCCAGGACTGGTCAAGCAGGTAGCCCGCGCCGGGATCACGCTCCAGCCACCCGGCGTGCCCGGTGACGGCGGCGAGGCGGACGACGCTGCGCGGGTGCTTATCGCGCCAGTGGCCGCCTTGGCGGTCGGCGATGTAGTGCGTGGCTGCGGACAGGGCGAGGCCGAGTGCTGCCCGCCTCCAGTTGAGGCGCAGGCCCAGCACGCGGTCGGCGGCCAGGAGCGCAGCGCCCTGTGTGGCGGTGTACGTCGCGACATGCGCGGCGCACGCCTTGGCACCCTCGGGGCCGGGCTTGCCCTTGGCGACGGCTTGGGCGTCGATCTGCACCCAGTGGTCGGCGACTTCGTGGGAGGCGGTGAGGACGGCGTAGGCGGCGGCGAAACGAGCGGCGGTGGTCATGGTGGCCTTCCGGTGGTCGGTTGGGTCGTGCGGGTCAGGGTCGTTCGCCGCGTCGCAGGCCCGCGATGGCGCAGGCGGCGGCGAGGACGGCGAGGACGTACTGCGGCCAGGTCACGGCCGGTCCGGCTGGGGGTCGTTGCGGCGGAAGATGGCGCGGGCCGCATCCATGGCCAGTGCGCGCCCGTAGTCCTCGTCGTAGGGCAACGCGAACCCGTCCTCGGGCGTGATCAGCGCCGGGGCGATCAGGTCGGCGAGTTGCTGGACGGTGTACGCGTCGAAGCCGATCGACGGATAGCCGTCGTGGTCGTTGTAGACGCAGGACAGGCTCACGGTCGGCTCGGGCTCGGGCGCGAACTCACAGCCGGGCCAGCGGTACGTGTGGACGCGGGCCTTGTGGCAGTCCCGGATGCAGCCATCGAATCCCGAAGCCGTAGACGGCCCCTCAGAGCCCCCAGGAGCACCCTGGACGTCCTGAGCCTCCATTCCGGCGTCCGAAGCCGTTACGCGGGCGCTGAGGCCCCCGGACGGGGCATCGGCAGGCGCGTTGCTCGGATCGGGTCGCATCACGCGGTCTCCTCGGTCGGGTTGATGGCATCCGGGATCAGCCCGGCCCGGGTCGCCAGATGCACGGCGTGCGTCACCGTCTCCGCCCCCAGCCGCAACCTCGCCCGGTGCAGCGCTTTGGACACCGCTGGACGCGAGATGCCCCGCTCCCGCGCCAGTTGCTGGTGCGACACCCCGTGCGCCACCGCCGTCAGCAACATCCGCTGCTCCGGCGTCAACGACTGCGCGCTCACACCTCCACCCCCTCGTCGTCGCGCCGCCAGTTCCGCCACGTCCGCACAGGCCGGGCCAGCAGGCTCCCGGCCACCACCACCGTCCGACGCGGACGTGTCGCCGCCCACCAGCCACCCGCCTGGACCTGACGCCACGCCCAATCCGCCAGCCAATGACGGACCCGGCGACGACCCAGCAGGTAGCCGATGAGGAGACCGGCGAACGCGGTCAGGGCGGGCGTCACCGGGTGCTCCGGGGGTCAACGTCCGTGCGGGCGGCGGGCTGCTGCGCCTCGTCGGCCATGCGGCGCAGCTCACTGGCCGCACGCGACAGCCCCGACGCGTACCGATCGGCGACCGGCGGAGCCAGCGTCGTGGCGCGCACATGGATCGCGGTCGCGGCCTCCCGCAGGATCGCCGCCCGGTCGGCGGGGGCGGGGAGCACGGCCAGTACCGCGTCGGCGTACACGTGGGCCGGGATCAGCTGCGGGTGCGCCTTCCACCAGGCGAGCGCCTCCGGGGTGCCGTTGCTGTCGCGGATGGCCTGCGCGGCGCGCTCTCGCAGCGCGGCCCGGTCGGCGGGCGCAGACGACGAGGCGCGGGCCACAGCAGCAGCCGTAGCAGCGATGGTGCGCGGATCATCAACGATGAGGCTCGTACCCTCCGTCTCGCAGTGCTCCCACACGGCGGCGGCGATGGACTCCATCAGCGGGTCACCGTCCACCCACGCGGCGGGCACGGCGTCGTGCTGGTCGGCGGGGTGCCGATCGTGGGCCCACCAGCTGCCGGTGGGGCAGTCGATGAAGCCGATCGGGGTGGCGCCGGTCGTCTCGTTGGGTCGGTCTTCCGTTGGGCTGGTCATGGGGTCTGTCCTCGGGTTGGGATGCGGGTGGGTTGGGGCTTCAGCGGGCCATAAGCCAGGCGGCGGCGGGGTACGCGGCGATCACCGCAAGCAGGGCGATGGTGGTCAACAGCCACGGGAACAGGCGGCGGGTCACGCGGCGGCCGCCAGGGCGGTGTGGATGCGCGAGGCCAGCCACTGGGCGACATTGACCGGGACGGCGTTGCCGATCTGGAGCTTCTGCTCCGCGTCGGTGCCAGCCAGCAGGTGGTGCGTCGGGAAGCCCTGCGCGAGGGCCTTCTCAGCGAGGGCCAGCGGGCGGTACTCGCACTCGTCGACGGTCATGTCGGCGGTCGGGCGGACGAGGTAGTGGTGCTCGCCGCCCTGTGCCGTCACGGTGCCGATCGGGGCGTCGAGCGAAGTGGCCGTGCCGTGGTTCCGCAGCGTGACCATGAACGGCTTGCCGCCGAACCGGTCAAGGCCGATCTCGACCCGGCGCCGGGTCGCGGCCTCGTAGGGCACGAACGCTTTGCCGTTGTGCCAGCCGTCGCCGAACCGGCTGCCGCGCACAGCCAGGTCGATGACGTCACCGATCCCGCGGGTCACTGGCTCGACCCGCACATGGCAGCGCGGGGTGGGGCAGATGTAGTGATAGCCCTTGCGGTACCCGCCGACCTTGCGGACGCCGGGCTTGGTGGTCCAGTTCTGAATGCCCAGGACCGGCCCGCAGTTGGGACAGAAGGCGTCCGGGCGGGGCCGCAGGTCGGGCAGGCGCCCCAGGTCTTTGCGGACCATGGCCCATACGAGCCGGTTGCGGGACTGCGGGAGTCGGTCGTAGCCGTCGCCGTGGATGTGCGCTGCGTTGACGGAGGCGATGACCGGGTTGTAGCCGAGGGCGTCCCACACGCCGAGCCACGCACCGAACAGCGGCCAGCGGGTCGCGAAGCCGGGGACGTTCTCGCCGGCGTAGAACAGCGGCCGGTGAACTTCGGCGTACCGGATGGGGTCCCAGGCGGTCATGCGGGTCCGGGACCAGTCGGCGGGCTTGACCTGCTGCTCGGTGTCGTCGTCGAAGTCGAACTCGGCCTGGACCTTCGGGGCGGACTGCCCGCCGGCCGGGCCCACTTCGGTGCAGATCGGCGACCCGACCAGCCCGTCGACCGCGGGGAGGCTGCGCATGTCGAGGTTGTTGATGTCGGTCTGCTGGACGCGAAGGGTGCGCCAGTTCAGCCGTGCGGTGTCGCATGCGGCCTCGGCGTGGTTGGCGGCGTACAGGCCACGGAACCCGGCGTTGTCGAAGCCGCGGAGGTCGCCGCAGCCACCCGCGAACAGGTGCACCGTCGTCAGGGCGGTCATCAGCCAGCCTTTCGCGGGGTGGGGTGGGCGGCGGGACGGGCGGGGACAGGGCGGGCGGAGCGCCACCGGTAGACGGTGCGTTCGGTGACGTCGAGGACCCGCGCTATCTCGGGGACGGTCAGGCCGCGTTCGGTGAGCCGCTGCCCGACGAGGCGGAGTTCGAGGCGCGTCATGCCGGGCATCACCCGCCGTCCGGCGACGGCCTGGTCGACGGTCACCTCGTCGGCGACGGTCCACTGCGTGAACTCCGGGTCGCCGTGGCGCTTGATGCGCGTGTCGTGCATGTTGCAGATCGTCCGCAGCAGGATCCGGGGCCGGGTGCAGTCCTCGAACCGGCAGAGCTCGCGGGTGGTCGGGACGGCCTCGACGGGGGGGCGCTCGAGCGTCGTCATGTCATGCACCAGCCGGAGTCGCAGGAGCCGTCGCTGTCGTCGGCGAGTGGCAGCAGGTCCACGCCGGCGGGGATGGCCTCGCGCAGGGGGCGGCCGAGCCCGGTCAGGTACGCCGGGTCCTTCGGCTTGCCGTTGCTGTCGCGCATTGCGAGCCGTCGGGCAACGAGCGTGTCTTCGAGGGCGCACGCCCGGTCGAACAGGTCCGGCTGGGTACGGCGCAGTTCGTGCCACTCGGTGGGCCGCTTCATCGGGCAGAACCAGCAGGCGCTCTTGGGCGGGATGGGAAGCCCGGCTTCGGTGATGATGCGCTGGCAGTCGGTGCGGCGCAGGCCGAGGTCGAGCAGCGGGTAGACGACGCGCTCGTGTGCGATCCGGCTGCGGTTGTTGGCGCGGTGGATCTCGTCGAGGCTGATGCCGATGCCGACGGTGGCCGGGTTGTCCTCGGTGGCTCCGCGCCGGGCGAGCTCGTCGGCGATGACCTTGATCTTGTATCGGTCGGTGCACTGCCGGGTGCCGGGGCCGCCACCGGTCATGTGTACGGGGATGCCGATGCTCTTCGACTCGGGCCGCTCCAGGTCCGCAAGGAGACTGCGAACCTCGCCCCGACGCGCCCCGCTACGGCCGATGCGCTTCAGTTCGACCAGCTCGAGGTCGTGGCTGGCTGCGAACGGCTTTGCGACCTCCTCGATGTAGCGCAGGGTTTCGGGCTGCTCAGAGTCGTCGCCAACGTTGGCGAACAGGAACGTCCGGAAGTCGATTCGGCCAGTCGCTGCGAGGACGAGGAGCGCGGTGGACTGCTGGCCACCGCCGAAGCTGATGACGCGGATCTCGCTCATGCCGCCATCTCCTCGGCTTCGGTCTGGCGCAGGACGTGGACGGCCCCGTCGTGGAGGGCCTGGCCCGCTTCGTGGCAGGGCGTGCCGGGGGCGACCTGGCAGGTCGGGCAGACCGCGGACGAGGCGACCCACGCGGAGATTCGCTTCGGGTGCGGCTCGGGCATCAGGCGCCGCTTGCTGGGCGTCGTGCACGGCCGGTGCTCGTGGGCGCCGCAGTGCGGGCACTCGACGGCGCGCGCCGGGTGGTGCTTGGCGCGGACGGCGTGGCGGATCTCGTCGGGCATGTCGGCGGCGGGCGGGCGGCTCATCGCTGGCTCCTCGGGGCGTCGTCGGTGGGTGGTGTGCATCCGCATTCGCAGCGGTACTGGCCGGGCGGGCTGCCGGCGCGCATCCAGGCGCGGTGCTCCTCGGCGGCCGCGGCCCACGCTTCGGGCGGCTGGGGTGCGACCGGGCCCGGTGGGCTGGTGCCGGTTGGCCACGCCCCGGGACGGTGGCCGGGCACGGCGGGCGTGACCTTCACGGGCTTCGCGTCGCGGCGGCCCTTGCCGGCGGCCTGCTGCTCGCGGAGGAACGCCCGCAAGTCGCCCTGCTTCCGCATGGCGTGGATGTCGGTCTCGTCAAAGTCGGTCATGACGGCTGCCCCTCGTCGATGAGCTCCGCGTCGTGGATCTCGCCTTCGGCTTCCATCCGGGCCAGCGCCAGCCGGGACGCCTCACGACGGCGCTCTTCCTCGGCAGCCCGCTGCTCGGGCGTGATCTCCGGTTCGCCGGACGCGACACGGAGGCGGGCGGTGTGTGGCTTTAGGCGCGTCTTGCCGAGGGGCTGCTTGTCGCTACCACCGGGCGTCCTGCACGGGCGACCCAAGGCGGCACCGCACGCCGGGCATTCGACACCGAGCGGCCCGGCACGGCGCACAGTGTCGGCGAGCGACTCTTCGTCGGAGTCCGTCACCGCGCGGCCGACGCCGCCGTCCTCGAGAGCCTTCGCCACCGAGGCATGCGGGCCGCCGGTCAGAGCAAGCCGACCAGAGGGCGCAGCGACACGGCCAGAGGCAATCGCCTGGACCTGACCCCGGTAGCGGGCAAGGAACTCGGCAGGAGTCTCATCGCCGAGCGGCTCGTACTGGAAGTTCTCCAGCCGCTGGCTGCGGATCTTGCTGCGGAGGGTGCGGACGTGGTGCGGCAGGATCCACAACTTCGCCTCGGGGTCCTTCGGCGGCGTGCTGTAGTACGCGGCGACAGCGGCCTTGGCGTCCTTGTCGAGCGGCACATCGTGGAGGGCTGACGCCCAAGCCACAGCGGCAGCAGCGGAAGGCTTGCGGTTGTCGAAGGCGGCGCAATGGCCGAGCAGCTCGGCTGCTTCGTTGAGGTTCACGCGGAGTCCTCGGACTTGAGAGAGGCGGCGAGGGCCGCCCAGCCGGCGACCGTCGCGTCCGTGCCCGTGAGGGGCTGCCCGGAGGACAGCTGGACGACGTTCGAGGGGGCGCCCCGCTGCTGGCGCTCGTAGGCGCGCTTCCCGGAATCGCGGATCCACTTCTGCCAGGCGTCGTGCCAGTTGCGCTTCTTACGGCCTTCGGCCCGCCAGTAGGAGATGAACTGCTCGGTCTCGAACTCGGGGTTGAGTCCCGGGTAGGTCGCGACGACCCAGCGCCGCATCGTGTCGTTCAGGTAGAAGTCGTCGGGGATGAGGTGGAGGCCGTCAGGCCGGTGAGCCTCAGCGACAGCGCTGCTCGGCTCCTGCTGACGGCCTTCGCCCCCAGACCCCCTCGCTCCCTTGCTCCCTTGCTCCCTTGCTCCCTTGCTCCCTTGCTCAGGGACGAAATAATCCGGAGCGTCTCCGGAGTCATTCGCGAGAGATTCCGGAGCGTCTTCCCAGTGGTCCTGACCTGCAACGTCGTCAGGTTCGGCGTCCGACACGGGGTCATCTACGTGGTGGATCAACGTGACATGTCCCGGACCCGCGGAAGCGCCCTCGGAAGCCCTTCCGGAGGGCCTTCCTGAAGCCTCTGGACCCCCTGCGGGGATCTTCGCGAGCGACTCGCGAGACTTTCGCGAACGATTGGTGAGGCGCTGCGGGTTGATCTCGCGCCACCGCTTGAAGTCGTCCGGCTCGTCATCCGGGCACGGCGGGATCTTCGAGCGGGTGGGGTGTGACGGCTTCTGGTGCTCGCGCCAGTTCGGAGCGTGCAGGTAGCGCCGGCCATCGACCTCGTAGCGGCACAGCGGGCCGGACTCGGCGATGTCCTCCAGCCAGCCGTCCACGATCTCGGGGGTGATGTCCCGGTCTCGCGGGAAGCAGTCGGAGGCGATGAGCAGCTCGTCGTCGACGCCGCGGCCGTAGTCGTCGAAGTAGCCCCACAGCAGGATGAAGAAGTAGCGGACCTCGCGCGGCCACATCGACACCGTGATCGAGGTGCGCATCTCGGGCTTGATCGAGCGGATACGGGCCATCAGTTGCCACCGCCCACGGGGAGCGTCGCGGCTTCGAGCACGGAGAGGTGCCGCGCGAGGCAGGTGGTCACATCCGGATCCCGGTAACTGCCGGCCGCGGATGCCGCCTCGTAGACGTCGGCCAGATAGAAGTCGCCGTCCTCGCCGATGCGGTGGAGGCTGGCAAAGAACTTCGAGGTCTCTTCCTCCGTGGGCTCGATCTCGCCTGTGGCCGTGAAGGCGACGCGCCACAGTTCGGACGCCCGAGACCGCCAACCGCAGACGCCTGTCGCCTTCAGTTCGTCATCGGTGAGACCGCTGTAGATCCGAGCTGATTTGTGGGAGCCGGCATGGCTAGCAGCTCGGACGATTCGAGCCAGGTAGACATCAGCGTCGAGGAGCTTGTCAATCTGCTCCCTGACCCGTTCCCTCTCCTTGTCGCTCGGGCCGCCGACGAACTTGCCGCCCCAGGGCTCGTCGCCGGGAACCCAGGTAGTGGGCCATGCCGAGATCCATGCGCGGCATGCGGTATCGCGGTCCATGTCCCTCAGCGCGACGGTGATGTCCGTGGTACCGAAGTACGTGGCGAACTGTGCGGCCTGGATGATCCGCTCGGGTTCCGTCAGATTCCGATCGGACAGATCGGCCAGGCTGCGACGGAATTCCTCTTCCTGCTGCGTGGTGGGCGGTTCTTCGTTCTCGATCAAGCCGCAGTGCCAGACCGTGAACGCAGCCTCCAGCACCGACCTGCGACCGTCGAGGTTGGCTGGCGCCTGATTGACACCAACGATCCTTCGCGCCTCGGCCTGCAGGGCGGAGACCCTGTTCCAGGCGATGCCGCAGACGTAGCGGAAGGTGTTCTCGGGCTTGACCTTGTCGTTCGCCATGGCGGCGTCGACGACGTCGGCCCACATCCAGACGGGAACGCCGGCGGCGCGGAAGCGGTCCATGGCCTGCTTCCAGTCGTCGGGCAGCGGGATCTTCTTGGCGTCGTCCTTGCCGACGTGCCACCGGTTCCACTCGCCGAGGAAGGCCTCGCGGTACTCGAGCTTGGGAGCCTCCTGCTCTCGCAGGTTTTCGGCGGCCTGCTTCATCGCTTCGGCCCACCGGAGGGCGTCGTCGCTGACGTTGGCGACAAGCGCGGCATCTGGAGAGGCACTGCTCTTGCCGCTGTTGCACGGCTCGCACGACGTGACGAGGTTCGTCGGGTCGTCACTCCCGCCGAGCGCGACCGGCGTGACGTGGTCGATGCGCAGCGGGACGTCCGGCGCCTTGGCGCCGCAGTAGCGGCAGGTGTTCGAGTCCCGCCGGAGGATCTCGTAGCGGAGGCGCTTGGAGACGGCCATCAGTGCTTCTTTCGGTTGATCATGGACATGGGGAAGCAAGTCGCTCTGGCGCGCTGAGGTCTACGCTGCCATACTACTTTAAAGGTTGGCAATATTGGAAGGATTGGCAATGACTTACACTCTGGCCATGGCTGCTGAACAGGGCATTCAGATCGCGGAGGACGGCACGGCCGAGGTGTCGATGACCTACGCCCGCGCGAACCTGACGCAACTGATCCGCGAGGTCCGCTACGGGCGTCGGCTCGGGGCGTTCACCGAGCGCGGAGAGCGAAGCGCCTATGTCGTGCCGCCCGACGAGTACGAGCGAAAGACCAAGGCCAGCCGGACGCTCGAGGCCCTGTGGCAGATGCACGCCGACCTCGTCAGCGGGGAGCCGAAGCCGGACGCCTTGCATACGGCGCGCATCCTGTACGAAGCCCTGGAAGCCGCCGACCGCCGCGCGGGCGACGGCTGACCCTGCCCCCCGCTCCCCCCTCGCCCCGCCCCCACAGCGGGGCGTCGTCATGTCCGGTCGGCGTCCTTCGGGTCCGCGCCGGCCGGTCACCGGGCGCCTGCTGTCTGTCGCCGTACCCGGGCGAGTGCTTTGCGGCGGAGGGCGGTGAATCCTCCGTAGATGCCTGCGCGGGCCGGTTCGCCTTCTTCGGCGGTCATGGCGTCGTCTAGGCATTCGCGTCGGACGGTGTAGCGGTCGCAGTAGTCGAGGGCTTCGCGGCGGCGGGTGGTGGTGAAGAACACTCGCCAGTCGACGCCGCGACAGGCCGCGTTGAGCTGCCAGCGGGCGGTCATGCGGCCACCTGCTTGCGCCGGTTGCGCTGTCGGCGTGTGTCCATGCAGGTGTTGCAGTAGGTGGATCCGTCGGGTCCGATGCGGCCCTCTGTCATCTGGTCGTGGCCGGCGGTACACGTGTCGCTGGGGAGTGCGGGGAGGCCGTCGAGTGCGCGGAGCTGGCGCCGTACTTGCTGGCGTTCTTCGCGGTCGGCGACGTGGGCGGGTGCGACGCATCCGGGCCGGTCGCAGTCGGCTTGTACGCGGCCGATGGGCTGGCGGCCGGTGCGCAGGGTGAAGGCGACGCGGTAGGCGCTGTGCTGGCGGTCTGCGTGGCGGAAGGTGGGTGTGCCGTCGGAGCCGCGGGGTCCGTTCCAGCGGAGGTGTCCGCTGTCGGCGTTCTGGGTGTAGCGGTGGAAGACGTCGCTGATGGTGGGCTGGGTCGGGTTGGTGCGGGGTGCGCCGGGGATGTTGAGGCGGTCGCGGATGCGCATGGCGGTCTGTCGGGCGATGCCGAGCTTGGCGGCGATCTGCGGGTTGGTGAGGCCTTGGTCGGCGAGTTCACGGACGGCGTCGAGGTGGCGGCTGGTGCGGGTCATGCCGTCACCTGCTTACGGGCGTTGGTGCAGGAGCGGCTGGGCCGGTCCTCGAGGTGGTCGCCTTTGACGCAGAGGTTGTTGCCGCAGGTGGGGCGCACGATTCCGATGGGTTCGACGCCGGTGTGCTGCTGGTAGGCGTAGCGGGTGGCGAGGTATTGGCGGCCGAGGTAGGAGAGCCGGGGGTTGCCGTCTTTGGCGTTTCCGGTCCAGATGAGGTGGCCGTCGTCGGTGGGCTTCGTTTTCGAGGCGAAGCGCTGGTCGATGGTGTCGGTGGTGCACCAGGCGGCGGGGCGGCTGCCGTCGGGGGCGAATTCGCGGTCGGGCCAGCCGTCGTCGTTCCAGCGGGCGATGGTGCGGTCGCTGGCTCCGACGCGTTCGGCGATGAGTATGTTGCGGCGGGCCAGGTCGTCTTCGTCGCGGAGCAGCGAGTACAGGCGTCGGGCGGTCTCGTAGCGTTCGGCTTCGTTGAGCTCGGTGGGCTCCCCGTTGAGGGCGCGTTCCATGGCCATGACGTCGTAGGGGCCGTCCTCGAGGTCGGCGGCGTCCCAGATGTAGAAGCGGGCGCGGTTGCGCATCGGGTTGTAGCCGGCGAGGGGCTCGTAGTGGGCGATGCTCACCGGGGGTCCTCCTCGGTGATGTGGTCGTAGGCGGGCATGTCCCACAGGTCGAAGCAGATGGCGAGGTCGGCGACGCGGTGGGCTTCTTCGATGCGCCTGTTGAACGCGGTGATGGCGTCGGTCTCGGCGTCGGCGGCGGTGCGGGTGGACGTGGCCCGGGCGCGGCGGTCGGCGCGGACGGCCCAGACGATCCACCAGGTGAGCAGCACGAGCGGCAGCCAGATGGGCACGTAGGCGATGACCTGGATGAGGGCGTCGATGACGGCGAACTTGAGGTCGCTCATGCGGTCACCTCGCGCACTTCGATCCCTGCGGCGCGGGCGAGGCGCATGCAGCCGCGGGTGCCGTAGGAGGGGCCGGTGGGGTCGGGGAACGCGAGCATGTAGTCGGGCCGCGGCTTCTTGGCGACCATGAGGCCGTTGCGTCGGGGCCCTGCGCTGGGGCAGTAGTCGTCGCAGATGCCGGGGTGGTAGATGTCGCCGGGCTTCTTGCGGTGCCGGTGGTTTGCGGCGGTCGGGCAGTTGGGCGCGCAGTGGTCCCAGTCGGCGGGCATGGGGTCTTCTGTGACGCCGAGCCATTCGCCGCATTCGCGGATCCAGACGGAGGCCGTGTCGTCGGCGGAGCTGTCGCCGGGGCAGGCGCCGTGCCGGACGACGATGGGGCCGTCGGCGATGTTGAGCGCGATGTCGGCGAGGGTGCCGGAGACGATGCCGGGTTCGGGGAGGTTCCGGCCGCCGGCCAGCAGGATGGTCAGGACGTCGCTCATGCGGCCCTCCCGTTGATGGCCGCGCGGGTGCCTTTCCAGGTGCGGACGCCGGAGTGGTTGGCGGTGGGCCGGTCGCTGGCCGCCCAGCCTGAGGTTTTGATGAAGCCCTCCTCCTTGAGGAGGGTCATGAGGCGTCCCCATTGGTGGTGGTCGGGGGGTTCGGGGAGTTTGTGCTGGTCGGCGACGGAGTAGCAGGTGAAGACGCGGCCCGACTCGGCGGCGGTCACGAATGCGGGCCACACGTCGGCGAGCCACGTCTCGTAGTCGTCGGCGCGCTGCCGGGCGGCGGGGAGCTTGGGTGCGGGGATGGTGCCGTCGAGGGCGGGCTGGGTGATGGTCATCGGGCACCGCCGGACGGGATCAGGGCGTAGGCGTATCGGTACTGGTCTTCGAGTGCGGCGAGGGCTTCAGTGGGCCGGGGGTCTTGCTCGGCCTCGTGGGCGAGGAGGGGCATGCCGCTGTCGATGGCGGCGAGGGTCTCGTCCCTGGTGGCCTCGCGTCCTTCGGCGAACCACAGGACCTGGGCGGGATGGCCGACATCGAAGAGTCGGTGTTCGGGCATGGGTCGCCAGCTGCGGGTGACCCAGACGAGGGCGACGCCGGGGTTGCGGCGGATCATGATTCCGTCCGGTTCGGCAGCGTCGTCGGGCAGGTTGTTGTCGCGGCGCCGCATGGCCGGGGTGGTGAGGAACGGGCAGGCGGTCGCGGCGTAGATGGCGCAGTCGCGGTGCGACGGGGGTTCGGAGCTGACGCGGTTGATGGCGCACATGGGGCCGATGACGAATGCGGCGTTGGCGCCGAGCGGGCCGCCGCACAGCCAGCACTGGCCGAAGCGGACGGCGTCGTCGATCTTGCCAGCGCCGACGACGCGGAAGTCGGGCTGGCCGTCGATCCAGGCGACGAACCAGGGCACCGGGTATCCGGCGGTGTTCTTCGGTAGCTTGGCGATGCGTGGCGGCGGGGTGGGCAGTGAGCGCATGGGATGCTCCTGGTCTGCCGTGGCCGCGCTGTTTCGGGCAGCGCGGCCACGGCGAGGCGGGGTGGGTTACGGGGTGGGTGGCTGGACGTCGGCCGGGACCGTGGCGGGGATCAGCGGCCAGAACTGGTTGACGTTCACGTCGGGGTTGAGTCGGCGCAGGTGCTCCTGGAAGCCGGCGGCCCAGCGGCCATGCCAGGTGACCTGCCAGGCGTGCAGCTGGTGCGCGTCGACCTGGAGCTCCGGGTACTTCTCGCCGATGCGGACAGCGACCTCGAGCGCAGCCTGAGCGTCAGCAGCGGCGGTGTGGGCGTCGGTCAGCTCGACGCCGTACAGGGCGCACAGCACCTCGAGCCGCCGCTTGCCCTTGCGGTATTTGTCGGCCGCGCGGTCGAGGACGAGCGGGTCAACGATCGGCGCGACGGGACCGCCGTGGCGGTCGGTCAGTGTCGGCAGTCCGTGGCGGGCGCATTCGCGATCGAGGATGGTCAAATCGAACGGAGCGTTCATGATGACGATCGAGGCGCGGGTGGCGAGTTCGTCGGCGAGGGCCTCGGCGATCTCGTCGATGACCAGCGCGGCGGGCTGGCCGTGTTCTCTGGCGTGCTCCGTCGTGATGCCGTGCACGGCCGTCGCGCCGGCGGGAATCTCAACCTCCGGGTCGGCCAGCCACAGGCGCGGCTCCCGGCCGGGGACGACGAGGGCGGCGCTGACGATGCGGTCTTCCTCGACGTCCGTCCCGGTGGTCTCGCAGTCATAGCCGGCGAGGTAGCCGAGGTGCCACGGGGCGCCGAGTACGCCGCCCTGCTCGGGCTGGACGAAGGCGGTCATGACGCCTCGCTCTCGGGTCCGGCGGTGATCTGCGGCAGGAGGATCTCGGCGAGGCGCCCCTCACGCCACGCCTGCGCGATGTCGGCGCGGCCGGTCTTGGTGAACCGCACTGCGTGGGTGCGCGCCCTGGCCGGCGCGATGTGGACGCCCGGCACTTCGTGGATGACGCCCGTATCCGGGTCCGGCCAGTCCGTCCCGCCGATGGCCGTCAGCTCCTTGAGGAGCCGCGACCGGAACGCGGTGCGCACCGTGGTGGTGAACTTCCGCTCGACCTCGGTGGGGAAGGCGCTGCGGACCCACTCCATGAACGCGTCCTCATCGGCGACCTTCGCTTCGGCGGAGCCGCTGGAGATGCTGACGGTGGCGATCTGCCGGCCGTCGGGGAGTGCGGCGCCGATCTGGCGGGTGCCGGTCTCTTCGGCGGCGGCGTCGAGAAGCTGCTGCACTTCGGCGCGGGTGGCCTTGTAGGCGGTGTCGATCTCGTCGAGGAGGGTCTTCAGGTACGCCTCACGGGCGGCCGCGTCTTTGAGGCTCATGCGGCACCGGCCAGGAGGCGGGTCATCTCGGTGACGTTGCCGACGGTGGCTTCGGAGATGGGCAGGCCGTAGGAGGACTCGAACTCCTCGTCGAGGTTGGTGATGCCGGCGCGCTGAGCGGCGGTACGGAGCCGCTGGACGGCGGTGGCGTGCTCGTCCTGCGGCTGGTCCGGGACGACCTCGGCATCCACCACGTCGTCGGCGGTGGTGGGCGGCGCCAACTCCTGGCCCCGCGTGATCAGGTAGGCGCCGAGCTCCGGCAGCTCTCGATCGATCTTCACCGTCTCGCCGAGGAGTCCAGCCGTGTTCGCCTGCCGGTAGATCTCCTTGACCGCCGTCTGGTCGGTCGCCTTCGCTGCGGTGTCGGCGAAGTCCTGTGCGGGCTGCGACCGCCCCTTGACTGCCGCGTTGCTCTGCGGCTCGGCCGTGGCCCACGGGTCGCCCTCGCCCGGCTGCACCTGTCGCAGGTGCCGCTCCTCGGCGGCAGGGTTGTCGGCCTGCGCCATCTCCTCGGCCGTGTACACGCCAGCGAGGTCGTGCGGGAACGCCTTGCGCAGCGCCAGCGCCTCGGCGCACTTCGCGAGCTGCCCGGCGGGCATCTTGCCCCACAGGCCCATCGGCTTGTTTTCCTTGCTGGTGGTCTGCACGTACTCGCGGAATAGCGCCACGGCGGGGAACCGCTGGCCGTTCCGGATCACCGAGACCTTCACGGCGGCAGGCGGCGCGTCGGACAGCCACACGTCACGCCACTGGCCGTCCTTGTCGCACCACAGGGCGTCCTCGTAGCCGAAGTCGCCGCCCTGCTCAGCGACCACCCGGTGGGCGACTACCCGGTAGCCGTCGATGCTGGTCTGCGGCGTGTACACCTTCCGCTGCTGCCGGTTGTCCCAGCGGCCGATGAGGTAGATCTGCCGGGAGAACGGGTCCAGTCGGGTGCGCTGGCAGAGGTGGAGGAATGCGGACAGTTCCTCGGGGGCCACCTGGTTGTCGATGCCGGACTGCTGCAGGACGGCGGCCTGCGCGGGGGTCCAGTCGGTCTGGTCAGGGCGGATGGCGAGCGCTCCGCCTGTCTTGATGATTTCGGTGCTCACGGTGTCTCCGGTGATTGGTGTTCGGGTGGTGCCGGTGGTGCGGTGCGTTCGGCGTCGGTGATGGAAGCCCCGCCCTCCGCTGGGGGGAGGTGGGAGGGCGGGGCCTCGGTGGCGCCGGGCGGCTGGGGGGGGTTGCGGCCACGGCGCCGGTCAGGTGGCTTGTGGCCCGGCGGGGGTGACGGTCTGGTGGCGCGTCACACCCGCCAGGAGTCGGGGGTTATCCGGTGCGGCCGTCGGAGCCGACGGTGACGCTCGGCCCGGCGTCGGCGAGCATCCGCGACAGCAGGCGGGCGGGGTCGGTGATGCGGGCGGTGGCGGGGAAGCGGTGCTCGGCTGTCGGCTCGTCGAGGCGGACTTCGAGGACTGCCGGGCCGACGGGCTTCGGGCCCCATCCCTGCCGCATCTGGTCGAGGTAGTCGTCGGGGAAGTCGTCGCCCACGTGCTGCACCGGTTCGGTCTCCTGGTCGTCCGGCTCCCCGCCGCCGTGGGCGGGGAGCGTCGATACGGAGCACACGTTGGCCTTGAACTGGCGGAGGGCGACGAGCTCTTCGTAGTCGTCGCCCCGCTGCCGTTCGGCTACGAGGGCCCGCGCCTCGAACTCCATGGCCTCGACGACAGCCACGCCGAGCTGGCCGGCGGTCTGGCGAACTTCGGCGAAGTACCAGGTGACGTGCTGGTCAGCCTCGACGAGCTGGCGGAGCAGCCGCTTGATGTAGTCGCGGGCGCCGTCCATCTGGTGGCTCAGCTCGCGGACCTTGTCGCTGGCACGGTGCTTCGGCTGGGACCGCTCACGGCGCGGCCACGAGAGGGCGACGCTCATGCCGTCGCCTCCCCTGCCGGGCATTCGCTGCAGGTGCGGGCGTCGGGGGTGTCGAGGTGTCCGCACTCGAACAGGAGGATTGCGTCGTGGCGTTCGGCGGCTTCGCGGGTGGCGGCGGCGATGTCGCGGTTGACCTCGGGTGCGTCGAGTGTCCAGTCGGTGATGCCCTTGAGGTCGTCGGCGAAGGCGGCGGCTGCGGCCTCGCTGCAGGTCACCCATGGGAGGCGGAGTCCTGTGTGCTGGTGGAGGACCATCCAGGAGATGTCGTCGCCGGTGGCGGCCGGGTAGACGCCGAGGCCGGGGGTGTTGGTGGCGATGGCGTCGATGGTCTGGCGCGGGGTCTGGAGCGAGATGGTGACGGTCACAGGTGAGTCCCCCTTCGGGTGGTGCCGTGCGGCATGTCGGAGGCGCGGGTGGCGCGGCGGGCGCGCTGCTGCTGTACGGCGGCGTAGTGGGCGTCGACGGCGACGGCCTCGGGGTTGTCGTCGAGGCGGACGACGTGGAGGTCTTCGAGGCCGTCCCAGAACGCGTCGGCCTTGGCCTTGTCGGTGGCGTCTTCCTGCTTGCGGTGGGCGCGGCCTTCGGAGATGCGCGGGCCGAACAGGAGCAGCAGGCAGGCGACGATGCCGATCGAGAGGCAGATGACGGTCGTCACGCGGCACCGCCGATCGCGGCGTCGAGGGCGGCCTGCTGGGTGGCGCCCTTGATGTGGGGGCACCGCGCGGCGAGGTCGATGTCGGCGCGGTAGCGGTCCCAGCTCATGAGCTCCAGGCGGTAGCCCTGCCGGGTGTACTTGGCGCGTTCGCGCTGCGTCGGCCAGATCTCGCAGAGCGCCTGGTCGAGCGTGGCGTGGACGGTGTCCCCGTAGGCGGCGGTGAGGGCACCGGTCGGGCATCCGCACGGCGCGAACGTGATCCACACGCACTTGCTCAGCGGCCACAGCGTGCCGTCGATCTGCACCATCAGGTCAGGCATGGTCGCCCCCTTCGGGCGGTCGGATTGCGGTGAGTGCGGCGCCTGCGGCCGCGACGGTTAGCTGCCACAGCAGCGCCGGGTACAAGGCGAGAGCGGCGATCATGAGTGCTTCCGCAGGTACGCCGGGAGCTGCACGGGCCGCCACACCGACAGCCGGTTGCCGCGCCAATGCCAGGTCTGCGGGCGGGCCCAGTTAGCTGACGGGAACGCCTTCTGCAGCAGGGCGACGATGTCGAGGGTGTCGTCACGCAGCACCGGCATCTGAGTGCCGAAGAAGTCCCGGACCACCAGGTGGTAGACGAGCTCGGCGCGGTCGCCGTCCTCCCACGTCACCGATGTGACGAGGACCGTCGCCGCGCCCGGCACGATCTGGTGGAGGTGGAACGGCAACTGCTTCAGGTAGCGGCGCCGGCGGGAAGCCGAGGCCTTGCGCGGGTGGACCGGTGCGAACTCCGTGACGGTGCTCATGCGGCCATCTCCTGTGGGTGGAAGGTGTCATGGATGGCTTCGATGGACCGCACGTAGGCGCGCTGCTCACGCGGCTCCCACGTGGTCTCGTCGCGGCCGAACACGAGGTGGAACTTCGAGTCGACCCGGGCGAGCTCGGTCTCCTCGTCGTCCTCGACGCGGTCCTCGAACACCGGGGGCAGGTCGGCGACGTCGGGGAGGTCGGCCTCCCAGGCGGCCAGCAGGCGGGCGTTCATGAGGCCACCGCGCTATCCATCTCGGCGGACGCGTCAGCAGCGGCCTTCAGGCGGCCTGGGCCAGTTCGTCGGCAGCGGTCCGCTCGCCCTCGGCCGCCTCGGCGATGCCGTCACGCCACTGCTGCACCCCGGCCAGCACCCGGTCGGCGACGACGAGCTGCTCCTCGATGGGCGTGTTCAGCGAGAACTGGAACGCCATCTCCGAGCCCTGGAAGCGCCCCTCGGTGTAGAAGACCAGGGATGCCAGCGGCGGGCGACCGCCGACGACGACGCTCTTCTTGGTCCAGAAGTCGTATGCGCGGATCATCGGGTGCCTCCGGGGGTGTCGGCGCCGTCGACCACGTCGACGTGGGTGAGGGCGATGCCACCGGCGTAGCCCTCGACCATCACGACGGGCTCGCCGTGACCCAGCTCCCAGGCGACGGAGCGGGTGCGGGTGTCGAGTCGCCGGGCGACGGTCGGGTACTTCTCCGGGCGGGCGCCGGGGTAGGCGACGACGGGCGTACCGACCGAGTAGCGGGCGTTGAACTGTTCGGCGTTCATGCCGCCACCTGCTGACGGGCGTTGTGGACCGGGGTGGACCGGTAGTTGCGCAGCTGGTGTCCACGCAGCGTGGTCCGCCACTCGATCGGCCCGTGGCATTTCCGGAACGGGTCGTGGAACCACTCGCGCTCGAATGCCAGGTGCCCGCAGCCGGGGCACGCGATCTCCGGGCCGACCTTGCGCCGACCATGCCCGGCTGACGCCATCGCGTCCTCGCGCTGGAACCGGTCCGGCCGCTCGAACTCCAAGTCCGAGTTGAGGACGTTCGCGTTATCCAGGTGCAGGTCGCAGTAGTCGTCCGCCCAATAGGCGAGCGCCTCGTCCTCGGTCTCGGCGTCCACCCAGACGATGCGGGTGGTGGTCTCCACCACGACGACCGGGAAGCTGCGCTCGTCCACGCCGTAGGTGCGGGGCGGCATCGTCTCGGCCAGCAGGTCGGCGATGTCCGGGTCCATCTCGGCAGGCTCCAGGCGGGGCCACTTCAGGCCGGGGTACGTGTGCTGCCCGGGATGGTTGAGGAGGAGCTGGCACTCCTGGTAGGAACCGTCGGGGTACGGGCTGGCGCACTTCATGCGGTCACCTCGGTGGTGGTCTCGGCAGGCGGGCAGGTCGGGCAGCCGGGCATCATGTGGGCGCAGGCGTTCTCGTGGGCCGGGGACTCCAGCTCGTGCCGGTACGGGTGATCCGTCGGGAACAGCTGGCGGTAGGTCTCCCAGTCGCCGTCCGCCACGGCTTTAGCCATCCACTCGCGGGCCTTGGTTTCGGCCTCGGCCTCGCGCTGCGCGCGCTGCTTGGCGATCAACTCGAACAGGCCGGCAGTCACCAGACGGGGAGAGATCGGGGCGGTCATCACAGGCACCTGCCGATCTCGCGGAGGCTGCCGGTGCGCTGGAGAATCGACTCCGTCGACTCGACGGTGTCGGGGTCATCGATGCTGGCCAGCACGTCGTAGCCGTCCGTGTCGATGCGGCCCGTGGACAGCCAGCGGTCGCCACGGCCATCCACGAACTCGACGGCTTCCTGTTTGGGCGTGCAGCGCGGAGCTCCGGGGCACGGACCGAAGCCGCCGTGCTGCGAGCAGAGCAGCGTCGACGGGAACGGGCCGCCGCTCTTCATGGGATCGATGTGGTCAGCGGCCTTGGTGAACGCCGCGAAGAGCACCGAGCTCATGCCCTCGGCGGCACCTGCGTTGGCCTCCATTCGCAGGTCCTTCGCTGCCTCCTCGACGGCCTCGCCGCCGATGACCTGCTGGTAGCGGAGGTACGTGTCCTCGGCGAGGATCGTGCGGAGGTAGCGGTCGACGTCGGCAGGGGTGGCGTGGAAGCGGGACGGGAGTTTGTCGGCGACCTTCTCCGACGCCGGGAGCTCAACGTCGTGCCACTCGCCGTGGTGGAGCTCCTGCGTGGCGCGGGTCCCGTAGCGGTAGCGCAGCCGGTTGCCAGTCTCCGGGTGCCACGCCTCATGCCAGTTCTCGCGGTGAGTGCGGGGCAGCACGCACTGAACCGGCAGCGACCAGTGCGCAGAGACGCAGCGGGAGGTGTCCGACAGGTCCGGGGAGAAGGTGGCAGTCACCACGCACCGCCGATCTGGCCCTGCGCGGGCACCATCGGGATAGCGACAGGGCCAGCCCAGTTGGCGCTGACGTCCCGGCCAAGCCGATCGACGATGCGAAGTTCGCCGTGGGCTACCTGGTGCAACAGCCCCTGCGCCGTGAGCGGACGGGATTCGACGACGTCGCATGCTTCGCACGGGAATTCGTCATCGGCAGC